GCGTTTCTATTCCGATGGAAGCGAAGCCGATGGCGGTAAGCATGCTAATGCTTGGGTGCTTGCTCGCATGACCGACACAGAGTTTCTTGATGTCGAGTTTACGGCTGCTGCGGAATACAAGCCGCTCCTGTATGCTGACGGCTCGCCTGTGCATGGCAACTCTGAGAAGGCTCTTGCTCGCAAGAAGCAGCTTGGATGGGTCGAGGCGGTAGACGGTGCTAATGCTATATGGATGGCCACGTCCCATTATTCTGATGGCAAATGGTCGGAATGGAATTATGTCAAGGTGAAGGGTGAGAATGGTGATCCTGGCTTGAGCGTGTTCACAAGCTATGTGTTCAAGCGTTTTGCCATTGGCACTTCTGCCGACAGCATCGCCGTTCCCGAAGGTGGCAGTTTCTCTTCGCCTCTGCCATCTACAGGCGGCTGGTCTGATTCCATCCCCGAAGGCGAGGGCGAGGTTTGGATGGCTCAAAGACGTTTCTATTCCGATGGAAGCGAAGCCGATGGCGGTGAGCACGCTAATGCGTGGTTGCTTTCTCGCATGACCGACACAGAGTTTCTTGATGTTGAGTTCTCGGCTGCTGCGGAATACAAGCCGCTCTTGTATGCTGACGGCACACCTGTACATGGCAACTCTGAGAAGGCTCTTGCTCGCAAGAAGCAGCTTGGATGGGTCGAAGCGGTCGATGGTGCTAATGCGGTGTGGATGGCCACATCCCATTATGCCGATGGCAAATGGTCTACATGGAACTATGTAAAGGTGAAGGGTGAGGATGGCTTGCCTGGAAGGCCTGGTGCTGATGGTCTGCCTGGTACGGATGGTGTGTCTGCCCTTACTGCTTCTGTCACTCCTTCTTCTATTGTCATCGACTGCGACAGCGAAGGTCGCTCTAAGGAAGCGGGTAGCCGCACGTTCTCTTTCCACGTCTTTGATGGCGACTTGCAAACTGAATCTTACACCGTTGCTTACGGAAGCATCGCTTCGTGTTTCCAACTTAACGCTTCTCTCAACAAGCTTGCTTGGAGCAAGGGAAGCAGCATCGTGAGTGCTTCGATCGACATCAGCATCTCGTGCAAGGACAGGACGGTGCATCTGTCTGTGCCTGTGGTGGCCAACAAGCAAGGGGCATCATCGCTTGGCCAACTTTCTAAGATGGCTCGCAACAGAGGTGCGTTCAGCTCTTTGCAGACTTACTTCAACAACGAATTTTGGAGCGACTATGTGCGTGTCGGCTCGTCCTACATTTTCTTCCTTGGCGATTCAGTCGAGCGTTGGGATGGACGTGAGGGCAAATATTATTTTAAGGGCGGCAGTGGCTTGGCTACTGCGTCTCTTTACCCTTCTGCTTCTGCTTCGGGCGACATCATGGATGGTGGGCGTGTCATTTGGAAGCGTGTGTCTAATGTGGGCGACTTGGCGGCTGGCCGTATCATTGCTGATAGCATCAATTCGGGCAATGCCAACATCGGTGAGGTGTTTATCGGCAAAACTTCTACTGGTGCTGTGGACATTCAGGGTGGAGTGTCGGTTGACGATTCGGCCGACGGATGGCTTATCCAGAGCGGCAGGATCGTTCACACCAAGACTGGCCTTTCCCTTACTGCCGACGGTTATCTCGACAATCCTGACGGTCTCCATCTGAGTGTGTCGGGCAAGCCTACCAATGCGGTTCTGCCGCCTTCGGCTAATATGCTTCCCGACCCTATCCTTAACAACCCTCGCCACTTTGGTTTCGATGAGGGCTCGCAATCTATTCCTGTCCATGGCATTGGCACCACGTCTTCCGATAAGTTCTGGGCTACGTCTCTTGTGCAGACGGGCAGCAGTTCCACGTTCCTCAATTTCACTTCGCCTTGGGCTGATGATGGCGGCAGGGTCGTTTCGCTCCATTTTGGTGCTGACTATGTGCCTTCGCAGAGCAAGTATGTGTACACTGGGTATGTCAAGAGCAATCGTGTCGCTATCTTGACATCTGTCCCTCTTGAGGGTTCTTCCGACATGAAGCAGCGCAACATCTACACGTTCAGTGTCTGGGCGAAGAATGCTTCTTCCGACTTCCTGTTCAACAGCCTTGCGGAGGCTCGTGTCTTCGTGTCAGCTTTGGGCGATGAATGCTCGTGGCTTTATCTTGGCATTGAGAGGTCGGCCAGTAATGGCGGTGTCCGAACTATTGCGAGCGGCATAGCTTCTGAGATTGAAGGATGGGTGCAGTACTATGTCACGTTTGAGGTGGTGTTCGGCTCATCTGCGCAGTCAGGTTCTGCGGCTTATGCCGACAAGGCGTATTTCGATTGGATGCCTTATGTGAATGCTAAGAAGAAGAACATGTATGTGAGCTATGCGGGTGCTAAGCTGGAGAAGGGCGACAAGCCTACTCCTATGACTTATCTTTCGGGTAGCTTGAAGCGTGCTGGCATCGACATCAGCAAGGGTGAGGTTGTGCTTACGGCCGACAAGTTCCTGTGCCGGAATCTCGAGGGCGAGAAGACGGCTTGGCTTGACGACACTGGCGTGTTCATTGCGAATGGCGTGTTCACAAGTCCTGTCAACATCATAGACTGGGACAATAATGTCGGGTGTGACAAAATTATTGTCGCTTTCAAGGATGCGGACGGTGCTTTCCTCGGCTATCTTGACAATGATGGCAACTGCCGCTCGATGTCGGGTGAATCTGTCAACAGGGACGATTTGGTCATTACCGAAACGGTGGTGTATCTTGATGTGCTGCGGCTTGGCGATACGGTGAAGATTCTGTCTCTTCCTGCCGATGCTATAGGATCGGGTCTCTCTGACACTCGTTTCTTGGAGTTCCCTTACTATATTGATGAGGAACTCAACTGCCGCACTCTGACAAGACTTAATGGCAAGAGCGACAGCGTGCCTCGTTTAATCACGGGCGACGAGATGAGGATGCTGGGGGGCAAGCGGATTACGCTGCTGCTGAAAGATGCGGTGCCTACGCCTTACACGCTTGCGCAATGTTTCTTCCTGTCTTATGCTTCTTCATACATGTCGCCCGACTTGCAGACGGCTAATGCTACGTATGTCTACCAATATCCTCACGGTGGCATGGATTATGATGGCTCTTCGGGCATGGGTCTGAATGGCAACAGGGTCGTCACTCTTGAATGCCGTGCGGCTTTCTTCTACGATGTCAAAGCTGTCGGCTCAGGCAACAAGTCGTGCTATGGCTATGCGTGGGTCTGCTCTCGCGATGAGACTCTTTCTCAGTTCGGCAACAGCCTTGACAACTGGAATTGAATGTTTTCTTGAATGACGTATATGCAATTTTTTGAACATTATGGCTATAACACAATCTGATATATTGCAGACTTTCAACAGCGGAACGTCTGTCTCTTCTTCCGATCAGTTTCTTATCGAGACTGCGTTGGGTGCAGCTATGAAGGTGTCGGCTGAATGGGTGAGGGCTTACCTCTCGGCTGGCGTCAAACCTAACACTGAGTCTATTGATGCGCTTATCTTGCAGCTCAATGCACTCAAGGCAGCTGTGTCGGGCAAACAGGAAAAACTTGTGAGTGGCGTGAACATCAAGACGGTCAACGGCATGTCGCTTTTGGGGTCGGGCAATGTCAGCATTGAGTCTTTGAGGCATGTCTTTCTCGAAGAGGATGAGATGAATGCGCTTACAGCTGAAACAGCTGAAGAGGGGGTTATCTATTTCGGCCTGGAACCGCTTGATGTGCCGCCTGTGCCTCCTGCGCCTTCTGTGGTGTTTGCCGACAACACCGTTACGGCTTCGGCTGCTTATGCCGACAATACGGTTTCTTTTGCGGCTGTTTATGCCGACAACTCTGTCAAGTCACAAACTACATAATTTTTTTTCAACATGGATTTGAATGCAATAGAGAAATGGGATATTGATGGCACGGTGCATCAGGTGGGCATACGTAATATCTATGTCAATGAGAAGGGTAATCTCGTCATTGAGACTACGCCCGAAATGGGCAACACTTCTAAGGGTACTATCAATATCGAGTCGATGAAGAATATTCAACTGAAGCCTGGCGGCAAGGGGGATATTCGATTCATGACGGACCACACCGACAATCTCGGACAGGCTACGCTGCATGTCTACGATGGGTCGAAGACGGTGCCTGGGTCTAAGGATGACATTCCTGCAAGGCTGAAGCTCAACATCACGGATTTGGAGATTGACACTAAGGGGTCGCTCGATCGTGTGTCGGGGGCGAAGGTCGCTACGGATGGCACAGAGATTTCTGTGAAGAACAGCGGCACTTATGTGAAGGCTCGATGGAAGGCGGCTTCTCACGACATTCGTGCCTATTCTTCGGGCGATGGCACTGGCGGCGGCATTGCTGTGCAGATTGCTGGCCGTGATTCTGGCCTTCACGAGAACAAGTTCAAGATTGAGACTGACCGCATTGTCGATGTCGATGCTGATGCTGCTGCGGAACATTACTGCGGCGAGGGTGGCAAGGGTGTGGAGATTGGCACGGTCAACTCGCAGATGACTTCTTTCTACACGAAGACGTATCGTTTCAAGGGCGATGCGCCTATATATGGTGTCACTCGTGGCGAACTTGTCACTTCTGAGACGGGCAAGGTTGACTACCCTACACAGGCCGACGACTCGAAGGATATTATAAATGACTCTGCGCCTATCACGTGGAACGATGTCATCAAGGCTGTCAAATATCTTAAAGCGCAGGGCAGTATCTGATGAGGGTTAAGATTGATGGCGGGCTGCGGACGGTGGATGCTGTCTCGGCCAAGGTGCAGGAGTCGCTGCGTTTCGCTTATGTCGGCAAGGCTAAGATTGATGGAGTGCTGCGCACCGTGTGGGAACTTATACGTGGGTTTATCTTTACAAGCAGCGGCTCTTCGCTCTTGTCGAAGGATGGCTCTGTCCTCAAATGCAAAAACCAATAAAGCGTTATGGCGAAAAAAGAACTTACTCTTCCTTATACTGACGAACAGCTGCTTGCGCTGCTCAACACTTGCGACAACTCGCCTATAAGGATTTATTATGATGATAGCGGCACACAGGCTATGTACCGCATTTTCTCTGTTGGGCCAGAGGAAGACCCCGATGCGAGGCGCAAGGCGTGGGTCGAGGCGCGCAACACCGATGCCATGACTTCGGAGATTGCGGCTTATGAGCTTGGCAACTTCCAAGCTCCTGCGCCTTTCAGCATCACGCTCAACTTCACTTCTAAGGAACAGGTCTTTGTGCGTGATGGCGACAAGAACAACTTTATTGAATATTCTTTCATTACAGCCGACTCTTCGGGCAACAAGCTTAACGAGTCGGTGCAGGTGGTGTATTCTTTCAACAATGCTGGCTCTACGCAGTCTACTGTGAAGATTTACAACAGCGGCGAGAATGTGAAGATGAATATCGACCAGTTCCTTTCCGTCGGCACTAACACGGTGACGATGACGGTCACAGGCCGTTCTACGGGTGCTACTCGTATCGCTATCCTCCATTATCATGTGGTGGCTATGAACCTCTCGTCTTCTTTCAATGTGGCTGTGCCTCGTAATCCTGATGAGGGTCTGCTTGTGCCTTTCTCGCTCGAGTGCTCTTCGGCTGGTGCTAAGACGGTGGAGTTTTATATAGACGGTTCTCTTGCCGACCAGATCGTCACGACCGACACTAAGATTGACTCGTCTGCTTCCCTTGCCATGCCTGTGTCGGGCAAGCACCATTTGCAGATCAGGGCGTTCGTGGAAGCTGGCGATGGCAATTTCTATTCGCAGACTTTGTATCGTGAGTTTGTGGTGACGGGCGAGAAGGGCATCGTCATTTCCCTCGCGCTCGACCTTGCTTCTGGCACGCTTATCTCGGCCGACAAGAAGAATCTTGTGCTGAAGGCGGAGCAGTATGTGCAGTCCAACATTAAGTGGGGTTTCTACAATTCCAATGGCAAGTCGGCTACGGTCAAGTGGTCGCTTGGTGGGGAGAACCTTCGCTTCACGGAGGCTAACGTGACGGATGCGGAGGCGAATGCCGAGGCGTATCTGCTTACGTTCGTGCCTACTAATGTGGGTACGCTCGAGCTGAAGGCGGAGGTGGGGGAGAGTGTCACTTCATATTCGCTTATTGTCGATGTCAACGCTTCGGGCATTTCTGAGGCTACGCAGGGTCTGAAACTGAAGCTGCAAGCCGTTGGCCGTGCCAACAATGAGCCTGTTGACGAGAGGCGCAAGTGGGAGTTTGAGAAGATACAGGCTGTGTTCCCCGACGATTTCGCATGGTCTGCGCAGCAGGGATGGTACAATTACGAGGCTCTGGCTATTAGTGGCGGCAAACAGGTGTCTGTGCCGTTTGCGCCTTTTGCTAACGCTCCGCACACTTACGGCGCTTCATTCGAGATTGAGTTTGAGACTTATGATGTCGATGATGAGGATGCGGTCGTTGTGTCGGTGTGGGGGCGCAATGCTGATGGCCATGAGTGCGGTGTCCGTATCACAGCGGAGGGTTGTGTCTTCCAGAATGCCAATGGCGAGCAGATGACTACTCGCTTCAAGCAGGGCGAGCGCATCAAACTTTGTTTCGTTATCAATCGTGTCGAGTCGTCTACGTTCCCTCATCTCGCTATGATCTACAAGGATGGCGTGTATGAGCGTGCGCTCGACTATGGTTCTGGTGGCTCTTACACCAACAATGCGCATATCATCCTTGGCGATGCGTCGGGGAAGGCTGGCATCCGCATTTTCAATATTCGTGCTTACTACCAGGCTCTTAATGTCAATCAGGAGCTGTATAATGCGTGGATCGACTCTGGCCAGATTGCGCAGAAGATTATTTCTAACGACATCTATGAGAATGGCATCGTGTCGGTCGAGAAGATGCAGGGTGTCATTCCTGTCATGCTTGTGGATGGTCTCGACTCGGCTTACAACAATATCGCCACGCTTGAGGGTGTGAAGGACAAGACTACGAAGATTAACGTGAATGTGTCTTTCTACAATCCTTTCGACATCACTAAGAATTTTACTATCAAGGGTGCTCGCATGAAGCTTCAGGGTACGTCTTCGCTTGGTTATCCTCGCAAGAACTTCAAGCTCTACTCTAAGAAGGATGCTGCTGTGATGTACGATTTTGAGGGGAAGGTGCTCAACAAGGGTCTTTATGCTTTCAAGGACGGGGGTGTGCCTGTATCTACGTGGACACTGAAGGCCGATTTCATGGATTCATCCTGCACTCGCAATGCTTCGGTGGCGCGTATCTTTGGCGACATTGAGCCGAACCTCAACATCAAGGATGCTTCGGGTAATGATGCTATGAAGACGCCTCCGCAGCTTGCGGCGCAGAAATACGAGGCGAAGGCTGGCGCGAAATTTCCTTATGCGTTGCGCACTACGCCTGATGGAATGGCGATGGTGATGTTCCATAAGTTGCCTGGCGACAAGCAGTACACGTTCCTTGGTCAGTACACTATGCTGAATGACAAGGGCAATGAGTATGTCTACGGTTTCCATTCCATCTATGTGCCTACTGCTCTGGCTACGGATGCGGAGCGGACGATGATTCTTGCTGACCCTATGTGCCAGGTCATTAGCAAATCGCAGAAGAAGGAGCTTTTGGCTAATGGGCATATTGAGCGTATATTCGATAATGAGGACACGCATTGCTATGAGATCCTTGACAATATCAATGAGTTTGCCAACTTTTCCACGGTCGAGGGATGGGACACTCCTATAAATGTTGACGATTCCGACCTTCGGCATTGTGGATGGGAGGCTGGTTTTGAGTCTCGCTATCCTGAAATTGATGATGACGATTTCACTAATGAGCAAGACCGTCTTGCGGAGGGTGTGAAGCAGGGTGCGCCTCTGAAGGCTTTTATTGAATGGATTATGTCTTGCTTCGTTGGGCGTGATGCGGAGGGCATTTCTTTGTTCAGTCTCGACAAGTTTGAGGCGGAGATGGAAGACCATCTCGACCTTTACAAGTGCGCTGGCTATTATATGTTCCTCATCCGATGGGGTGCTGTGGACCAGGTTAAGAAGAACATGATGTGGACTACCTACGGTTCTCGCTCTAAGATTGCGGCTGGTGAGAGTGGCTATGACAACCTTATCTGGTTCCCTATCCGTTACGATAACGACTCTACGGCCGACACTCGTAATGATGGTCTGTTCTTCTACAATTACAAGTTCCTCCGCCAAGACCTTGACCCGTCTACGCAGGGTGCATATTTCTATTCGGGCCACGATTCGCTTCTGTGGAATGCTCTTGAGCAGAGCGAGAGGTTCATGCAGATTGTCGTTCAGGTTGACATGGCGTTTTATGCGTCTGGCCTTACGTATGATACGGTTATCGACTATTACGACAACAAGGCTCGCAACATGTGGTGTGAGTCGATTTACAACGAGAACCAGTTCTACAAGTACATCGCTCCTTTGCTGCGTGCCGACACGTCCGACAAGGCGAATTATCTTGCGTTCCTGCATGGCGATGACAAGGCGCATCAGCATTGGTGGTTCCGCAACCGTTTCGACATGATTGATGCTAAATGGGGAAGCGGTGAGTTCTCTAATAAGTACATTCACGTCCTTTGCCCTGAAGCTCCTACGAAGAACAAGATTTATGTCACGGCTTCTAAGTCTACCAATTTCGGACTTGTGCGCAACAAGGTGGCTGTGGAGCAGGAGAATGGGGAGTTTACTATCCATTGCGATAAGGGCGAGCGGGTTGCGCTTATCGTCAAGCTGAGCATTGATGCCGACAACTCTAAGCTGGCTATTGGCGACCCTCTTTATATCAACGGTGCTAACAACATTGCGGAACTCGACCTTCATGAGTTTGCGCCTTACTTCTCCAAGTATCTCGAGTTTGACAAGATTTACGACAAGGAACTTGGCTCTAACATGAAGAAGCTCGTCCTTGGCATTAGCGATGAGGATTTGGCGAAGGGCATTGTCAACAATGGTGTCATCGACACTATCACGGGTCTTGATGTGATGTCTCGCTGTGAGTATCTCGACATGAAGGGTCTGACTAATGTGACGTCGTTCCCTTTCTTGAAGACTATGACTTCCTTGAAGACCTTGCTGCTGAAGGGCACTGGCATGGCTTCGTTCGAGTGTGCCGATGGTGCTTCGTTCGATTTCCTTCAGCTTCCGTCGGGTTTGCGCTCTGTGTCTCTGTCTCGTGTCAACTGGGCCATGCTCGACTATGTGCCGTCTTTCTCTCTGCGCTATGTCAATCTCGACTACATGACGGATGAGAAGAAGTTTCCTGCTGTGAAGCAGTTTGTGTTCTCATGGCTCGACTGCCTCGAGGCGAAGTATGGCATGAATGCTAAATGGACTGACTTCACTCTGAAGCTTACTGGCATCGACTGGTCGGGCGTTGAGTGGCATCGTCTGGAGCAACTCATGAACCTTGGCTCTTGTGTCTTGTCTGGTCATTCTTACATCATGTGCGCTACGGAATACACTTCTGCGCAGATGACGCTCTTGATGGCTGTCTTCGGCAACGACATTTTCACGGATGGCTCTGACCTTATCTTCGACTGCGACTCGGAGAATCTCGTTCTTGGCATCGAGGCTCTTAAAGGCACGGTGCTTTCGGCTGCGCCAGATGGTGCTATCATCATGTCGGAGACTGGCTCTGCGCAGGTCGTCACTACGGGTTTCCCTATTCGAGGGAATGATGTGGAGGGTCAGCTCCATTTCGGCTTCCAGGAGGCTTCTACCAAGGGTGTGAGCATCGGCTCCACTTCGGGCAAGATTTCTTCTACGGAAGAGGGTTATGCCGAGCACGACCTCACTATCTATGCTTTCAATGATGTCACCAACAAGCGTGGCTATCTCACTTTGCGAGTCAGGCCGCTCACTTATCCGCAAGGGGTGGAGATTTTCCAGTGCTTCGATGTGGATGGGAATCTCATTGAACCTGACAACTTGGGCAACATCAACATCACGGCTACTGGCGTGTACGGTTTCTTTACCCGTTTCATTCCGAGCGGCACTACTGGCTCTATGAAGTCATACACTTGGACGTATTCGGGCAAGGACTCTTCGCAGTCGGTTGAGAATGGGAGCGGCAACGGTTGGTTTGCCTTGCAGGTCAAGTCGGTGGAGCGTGAGGTGAATGAGACGCTTGTGTTTCATGCCAATTTCAACAATGCTGCGCAGGATCCTTCGGGCATTGGTGTCACGTCTGCTCCTGTGAAGATTGCTATGTTCACCATTGGCGACATTCTTGTCAACAACAACTTTGTCGGGGGCAACGAGGCTCTTTATGCGGTTATCGTGCCTAAGTATGTGCCTTCGCCTGTTACGCCTAACCGTGTCAACTCGCTCGAGCTTAAGAGCATCATGGGGTCGTTCGTCGTTCCTGCTGACAGCGGCCTTGTCAACTTCCGCTCTACCTCCTACAACATTCTCGACCACATGAAGAACGTCACTTCGCTTTCGGCTGCTGGGTGCGCCACGTTGCAGGAGATTGAGGTGGGCAAGATGCCTATGCTTTACCATCTCAACCTTTCGGGATGCGTTCGGCTTCCTTCGGTTAGTGTGGCTAACAACGCGACCATCCAGAGCGTGGACGTGTCGGCCACTTCGCTCAATGTCGGCGGCACAACCGACAAGCCTTCGCTTGCGTCTCTGCATCTTGGCTCGCCTTCTGAAATAAAGATTATCAACTGTCCTAAAATGAACATTAACATAAATGACAACAATTGAAAGAAAAGTTTACGATGCCGATGGCTCTGAGGCGGTGCTTGGCGTGCCTTGTGTCTCGGTGTCGACCGATTGGGATGGGGAGGTCAATGCCTCGTCTCTCCATATTGACGATGCTTTCGGCATTGGGAGCATTGACATTTCCGACGACCATTCCACTGGCATCTACCGCATGCTTGCCGACATCATCAGCATACAGCGGCAAGACCGCAAGCAGGGGGCTAAGCTCGCTGTGCCTGTGGTGTCGGGGAAGACTGATGCCGGGGGTGGCTCGCACGAGAGCGTGCTTTCTGCTGTTGATGCCAATGGGGTGAAGGTCGATGGCATTAGGGTGTCGGCTTTGTATTCGTCCGATGATGTGCGTCTGTCTTGTGTGCAGTCTTCGGCAAGTTTCGGCATGCCTGTCTACAAGGTCATTCCTGCCGACAAGGCTGCTGCTCTTAATGCGCTGTTTGCTGACGCTTTGCCTGTGACCGATGGCGTGGAGGTGGATGCGCTGTCTGGCGTTGCTGGATATGATGTGTCTGAGAGGTCTCGCTGCTTTGTGGGCATCATGTGTTCGGAGAATCTTGCTGAGTCCATGGCGGTGGTGGCGTGTGTTGTCGAGGGCAAACGTGTCGCCGTCCCTGTGTGGGGCGACCCACTGGCCGAGATGGGCATTAGCGTGGCCAACATCAACAATGCTGTTGCTTTGGATGCTGCTGTGGCCGACATCATGAGCGGCAAAGCTCTTTACAGCGTGACGGATTTTCAAGTTGACTCTGCGCTGAAGTTCAGCAACGATTATGTCTATGAGATTTCATGCCAGATTGCCAAGGCTGACACTGGTTTGCTGCAAAGCGGAACGAGGTGGGATCATCCGAATGAGTTCACGCTGTGGATTGTTAATGCCACGACTATGCGTTTGCGTGGGCGTGCCGTGCGCTCGCAGGATTTTACCGTCTCTGCCGGGCTGCATGTGTATCGTCTCGAAAAGAGCCAGTTCCTTATCGACGGTGTGGTGAAGGCTAACGGCACGGTGTCAAGCAACACTACGCACAATGTCTACATTGGCTGCGACCCTGCTCTGAAAAAGGCTGGTTTCACAGGACCACTTGGAATCTTCAAGGTTTTTGATGCCGAGGGGAATGTCTTGCAGTATATGTGTCCTGTTAAGACTGCCGCTAACGAGATTGGCATGTACGATTTTGTGTCGGGTCAGTTCATCAAGTCGTTGCTCACTACTTCTAAAGCTGAACTAATTAACATTTGATTTTTTATGAAACATATAAATATAAATGCTTCGCAAACGGAGCAAGTTACTTCAGAGATGCTCGACACTCTTGCTTTGCTGTGCGGCATGTCGCTCGATGAGACGTCCGACCTCGTGGGTTCGCTCATCTCTGAGTTCGGATTCCACGACACGAAGGCCAAGCTCATGGCTCGCTTCCCTCATCTCGCTTTGCAGATCGACACGCTGTGGGTGCGCTTTGCCGATGATGAGGTGCGCAAGGTGCTCGGCAAGAACGTGAAGGGGGACGAGAACGCTAATCTCACAGCGGAGGAACTGGCTGCGGTGAAGGATGTGAAGGAATGGTTTAGGAATAATAAGTCTGTGAAATATTTTGACGAGTTTGCCCTGACGTCTGTGTCAAAGGTCTCTGATAATACTTTCAAGGATTGCACCCTTTTGCATCTGAGCACGCCTGAATGTCTGACTCGTTTTCCAATGGGTTTCATCGGCAATCAGTATAGCTCTACAAAAATAACGCGGCTTAATTCATCCGTGGAGGGTATGATTAACACAGGTGCGGTGAAAACCATTGATGCGGGCGGTCCGTTTGGCACGTCTCTTGGCACATTGGGAAAGGTCATATTCGCACCTCTCGTTGAAGAAGCTGGTGAGGCATGCGTGTCGCAGAATGCCTTATGCAGGGCGGTGTTTTTTCCGAATGTGAGAAAAATCGGTTTGAGTAATATTGGTGCTTATGGCCGACATCTGGTTTACGGCAATAAGGAATTAAGGATTCTTGACATCGGTGTGCATGAATTGACCGACTCAAGAGCCTTGTGCTGTCACTCTAATTTGATCATGCGGTCTTTTGTCGTTCCTGAAGCGGAGAATCTAAATTCTGAAAATATAAATCAAGGTGCTGTCATTTATGTGCCTTCAGGCTTTATTGACGACTATAAAAAGGCTGAGAATTGGTCTGTGAATGCTGGGCGCATCTATGCCATTGGTGGCTCGCATTGGCAATCATACATGCAGCAGCTTGCAGAAGAGGAAGGCAAGGCGTTTGACGATTATTCTCTACGCTACATCGACTACGACATTTATGGTGTCAACTATGCAACGGACGAGCTGAATGCCTTGACTCTATCCATCCCCGATGAATATCTTGGCAGGGATGGCGAGACGTTCGTGTTCGACACCGCTCCGCTTGCCATCGGCTATGACCCTGAGCCTACTCGCAAGGAATACTTCACGCTGTCAAAGTCAGGCTCGGATAGTGTCTCTGTGGCCGACACTGAAGCTCGATTCATCAAGATGCTCACGGTGGATGCGGCCAACGCTGGCTCTTTGCACGATGTCACGTTCACAGCTGTGTCGTCACAGGTCGAGGGCGTGAAGGCGGTGAGAACGTTCAAATGCGCTTATCCGCTCATCTCTGCTGTCAACCTGTCGTTCGGCAATCAGTTCGTCTCCGCTGCGCTTGAGTCCAACACCGACAATGCGAGATACACGCAATTGGAATATTCGGCCGCTGGCGGCATTGGCGTGTCTGATAACGGATGGGTCTATGCCAATGCGCATGGCGAAGCTGCGTCTGGCTCTGTGACGGTGAGAAGCAAGACTACTCCGTCTACGGCCAGCAGCATCGAGGTGGCTGTCTCGGCCGATGCGGTGCAGCGACAGCGTTTTGCCGATGCGGAGGTGGAGCGTGTTATTCTCAGCAAGAAGGCGGGCAACAAGGGCAATGTGATTGGCGAGGATGATTTTAGCGAACTGACGGACATCTCGTATTGGTTCAAGGGAAACACGGCCATCACCTCGTTCAACGAGCTTTGCAACATCAAGTCTGTGAAAATAAGAGAAGCGTTCAGGGGTTGCTCTGCACTCGAAACCGTGTGTTTTGATGGCATGACTATTGTCGATGAGATGAACGAAGCGTTCCGTCAATGCAAGGCGTTGAAGAGTGTGGATTTCTCAAAGGCGAAAATATCTAAACCTGGCATTAACTCCATGTACTGCATGTTTTATGATTGCTACGCATTGGAGAGAGTTAATTTCCGAGGAATGGAGGCCACCACCATTGATAACTTATGCGATACATTCACATGGTGTGTCGGCCTTAAATATGTTGACTTGGGCGATTTGGACACATCTAACTGTGGACCTACGTATGCACTGGATCGCATCTTCAAGGAATGCCGAAAGATTGAGTCCCTAAAGCTCGGTGCTCCTTTCTTCAATTTCTACAAGAGGGTTGAAGCTTCCACCACCGTGTTCAAAGACCTCGACTCATGGGTCAACGATGATGAGATTGCCGATGTGCTCTCATGTCTTCCTGACCTCACCTCGCTCAACCTCTCTCGCACCTTGTATTTCTCTGCCAACACTTTTGCGCACATCACGCAGACGCAAATCGAAGAGGCCCTGGCTAAGGGATGGACTATCACTAAATGACCTCTGTCCTTCCCCTTCTTTATTCCCCATCTTATCACCATCCTCATGTCATCGCCAAATGACATGAGGATTTTTTATACCCCTACGTTTGCCCAAACTAAACCCTATGATTCCAAATCTTTCTTTAGGTATAGGCGAAACAGCTGTTCTGTATCGGCTACATCTGTAAGTCGCATTTTCCCGTCCTCTGCTCGAAGTTTCAAACCGTGACAATTTGTCACGGTTTCATTTCCCTCTTCTTTCAGTCGTTGCTTCAGTTTTCGCCAATATGCAGAGGGGGCTTTTACTTAACAGACAAAATTCAGAGAAGCCTTATCAAACTCACTCGATTATTTGGTGGTATGATTGCGGATAATCATTATAAAAAAAGCTGGCAGACACAACGATTGCAACTGACAAAAACTGACAGAAACATCTGCAAACCGACAAGGAAATTGACAGCATTGATGTAACGATTTCTATCAACCCCTTTTAAATGCTTGAATATCATCTGATAAAATGATGATAAAACTTTGATAGAACTTTTATCATTCTATCTTTTTATCTTTGAATTATTTTCCTATACCCCATCTTTACCTTATGTTCGCCCTCTGCCATTCCCTCCTGTCAATCCAAATTCTTTCCTCAAAACAAAAAAGCCTGCCACTCTCACGAGCAACAGGCTGTGCATTTTAATACTTTATAAAATATGAAAAGTCCATATTTTTTGCAAAGGTACGGCAAAATCCCATCATTTCCAACAATCTCCACCTTTATTTTTTCATTCACTCCAAATCCTCCTAAATGCCCATTCAAAAAAACGCCAATTCCTTAACATGACCCAAGTGACGTGTTAAGAAATTCTGATTTCTTTAACATGAAAACGCCTGCCACTCTCACGAGCAGCAGGACGCATCTTATCATATCATGGTCTTTGTACCTTACGACAAGGTACGACCGATAACCTATTACTTGCAAAGATACAAAAAAATATAGTCTCTTGCAACAATCACCACTTATTTCTCTATTTTTCATTCAATTCACCATCTGTCCTTGCCATTCCCTCCTGTCAATCCAGATTCTTCCTCAAAGACAAAAAAACCTGCCACTCTCACGAGCAACAGGCATTTCATCCTTGATTATAAGAATTTTATTTTTAACCATTGCAAAGATACAAAAAGATGTCGTATCTCACAACAATCTCTCCTTGTTTTCTATTTTTTTCCATTCAGTTCACCAGCATGCTGCCCACATCCCTTCCTGTGAACGAAATATTGACATCTCTTGCATAGTCACCATTCTTTTCAGTCATTTCATCCACATGCAGTTTCACACTAAATTTTTTCCTGCCATATTCATCTCCTTTGTCAAGAGTCCGCACCTCAATCCATGCACCCTTCACAGGCTGATTATTCGTCCATGTGCTCAGTTCATGTGTCATTTTTTCCTTCATCCATGGCTTCTCCCATCCCCAAACACTACCATCCACTTGCTCTACCTCATAACGACCATTCCATTTCTCATTGGCAGGAGTCTTCACATGTATGGACACACCATAATAATCAATCTTCGATTTGCCCTCAATCGGATTGCTCAACAGATAAAACGAACTGATGTTAAGCCCATACGAATAAGAGAGTTGATACACTGGCCTATTCTTCACAATCGTAGCAAACTCCGACTCCACTGGTACATACACCTCATCCTCTTCCCCATCACCACTGCTGCAACTGCTCACCATCGTCCCCATCGCCACAATCATTAACATCATCAGAGCAACCCCCATTCTCATCCCAACACTCATCCCCTTCTCTATCCTCATCCACTTCTCTATCCTCATCCACTTCTCTATCCTCGTCACCATCCTCATCCACTTCTCTATCCTCGTCACCATCCTCATCCACTTCTCTATCCTCGACACCATCCTCATCTCCCCACGCTGTTCTGTAACCTTTACGTCACCCGATGCCACTCCCCCACTCGATTCCATTCTCATTTCCCCCCGCTGTTCCGTAGTCCTTACATCATTTGATGCCACTCTCATTCCTGCACATTTACCTGTGCTAATTTTCCTAATCTTTTTCATGATCTATAGTTTTTATGTTTAAAATATAATAATTTCAGCTCATATTAAAGCACGCCCCCCATCTTTATTCACCACCTCATCCATACATCATTACGCCCATACTTTAATACATTAGTACGTTTATATATTAGTACATCGATACATTGGTACATTAGTACGTTTATATATTAGTACATCGATACATTGGTACATTAGTACGTTTATACGTTAATATCTATATATTGTCTAAGCACAGTTGTTTCAACATTTACTCATTCAGTCAAGAGCAACACACCGACACGAACCTTTGCGCCACAATGAGGGCAGAAGGCGGTAGTCACTATCTCTGTCTTTTCAGTCCCCGGCATTTTATCCCCATGCGCCTCTGTTTCAGAAGACGGATCGGAAATGACTGAAGTATTAGCATTCGGCGCATCGCTTTCTTCTACAGGGTAAAATAAGTCGGTAATATCGCATTTTAATACTTCGCAAATCTCGGAAAGTTTTTTCACCGTAGGATTTCCCTTGATGATGTTTTCCCTTAGATTAACTGGAGTCATACCGCATTTTTCCGCAAAAGCAGGAATCTTATATCCGCGCTCAATTATGGCGCGACGAACATCAATTTTAGTTTGCATAGTTATATTGTTTATGTTATTTCCCGATGCAAAGATAATATATATATTCGTTTTGTACAAGTTTTTACAAGTATTTGTTCAAAAATAGAGTTTTTCTTGAAAATTGCGTTATTCAGTAACGTTTTTGTTATCTTTTTGTTTTATAACTAAGTTTTAAGTAAATAATATTCACCTGTAACTTATAGTTTTTCAGTTAGTTATTTCTGTATTTTTAGATGCAATTTATTTTTTCACCCTATCTTGTTTTGTAGAACATATCCCAAAAACAAAGCTTAAATAACTGATAATTAGAGCAATCGTATTCGTTGTTTATACCCTGAACCTTTGATTCGGAGGCAAGACTGCCCACCGCGCTGAGGAGCCATGCGTGTGCCCGCTTGGTGTTCGGCTGCATATATGCCGGCGAGGGTGCGCCCTCGCTCGCCTGAAGCGGACGAGGGTGTGGCGGTCGGTGGCTCTCGGTGTCGGTGCTGTGCTCCTGATGTGTTGGCGGTGTCGGGTGGTCGCGGTGGTGGTTGCTTCATCACCTCTTTTAATAAGCAGCAAGAAAAAATAAATATACTACAAAAAAGTTATATAAAAATTTGGTTGTATAACTTTTTTGTAGTACCTTTGCAGTTAATAAAATAAATGTTTAATCAATTAAAAACAAAATGAAATGGAATGAATTAAAAAGACAGGCTCTAAAACATGGTTTCGTACTTTATAAGCACGGCAGCAAGCACGATATTTATGTTAATGAAAAAACAGGTGTTACCGTGCAACTCGAAAGACACGGAGCAGCAGAAGCAAAAAAGGGGATAGCCCTAAAGCTTCGCAAGCAAATAGGATTCTAACAACAAGGGCGAGGGGGTGGCACCCCTCCCCCTCGCCTTTATTTATTAAAGATAAACTAATGAAAGATAAAAATTTTTTGGTGACTATCGAGAAAGACAGCGATGGCACATTTATAGCATACAACGTAGACGAAAGCCCCTACACGCTTATAGGGCGAGGGGCTACAGTGAAGGAAGCAAAGGCAGATTTTGCAAACTCTATGCAGGAAGTTAAGGCAAGCGAGGAGGAAAGGGAAGGCGCAGCAGCTCCCATTCTTTCGGCTGTGCCTGTGTTTAGTTTCGATCTCTCGTCTCTGTTTGAATATTATTCGATGCTGAACGTGAGCGCCTTTGCGCGCTATCTGGGCATTAACGAAACTTTAATGCGTCAGTATAAAAAAGGAAATACATATATTTCTGATGTGCAATTACAGAAGATAGAAGACGGTTTGCACCGTTTAGGATCTGATTTCCTCGGGCTTCGGCTCGTGTAAGGGCTGCGCCCTTTCGTTTCATTTCATTTTATCCCGACAAGGTTTGCACCCTGTCGGGATTTTTTTGCTTTTACTTCTTTGTTGCTTCTTCCCGTTCCAGCCTCTCGACGATGGCGCGGAGCTGCTGCACGGTATCGGCGGTGTAGATCTCACAGCCTACACGCACAACGCCCACCAAGCTACCACCGCCCATGCCTGACCGCTGCGCCCTGGCTTGCTTCAGTTCTTCAACAACGGAAGGAGGGGCGAGGAGCTGCCACGGCTCGACATTCAGGGCCGCGGCGATACGTTCTAATGTCGGGAACGAGGGGCGCGATATTGTTGCGGATATACTTTGCTGCGTAACGCCGAGGCGGTCGGCGAGTTCTTTTTGTGTAATACCTAATATATTTAGATGCTCTTTTATATATACGTTCATATTAATATATCTTTATTATTAGTACAAAGGTAAGCTATTTAATATAAATACAAATATATATTTGTGTTAAATACTATTAAATACAAATTCTTTTTTGTGTTTTTTATTTGTAGTACAAATATTTGTTTGTATCTTTGCAGCAGAAACAAATAAATACTTTAATTATAAATGAACATGGAAAAGAATATATATATATATAACGAGATGCGCGCCGCCGCTGAACGTGTTTTTAACGACGGTGTTAACGCTCCCGCCGGCGTTTACTCGCTGGATGAGCTGGCAAAAGTTGGCACAACTTGCAAGACAGCGCCCGCGGGCGTTTACTTCCGCGAAGAATACGACGCCGACGAACTTATAAATATTAATGTCGATGGGTTCGAATGTAGTTACCCGGCGCGCCTGGCGTTTGTGCTGGCTTATAAATTCGAGCGTCTGGCAAAGGTAGGAACAAAGGCGTGCGCCGCCTTTCAGCGTGTCGAGGATCACGGCGAACCCGTCGAGGATGTGACAGAAGACAGCGACAACGCCGGACACGTTGCACCCGTCGAGGATGTGACAGAAGACAGCGACAACGCCGATACACTCGACGTTGCACCCGTTGCACCGGCTGACAGCATCCAGGCGACAGAATACACCGACAACGCCGATACACTCGACGTTGCACCCGTTGCACCCGATAATATAAACCAAATGCAAGGCACGATAGCCGCCTCGCCCCTCGTGGCTTCATGCTCTACTTCCGCCGTATATCCTACATATTACGAAGCCCTTGAAGCGTTGGGCCGCTACCGCCCTAACGCCAAGCTCGCGGAACGCATCAACGGAGCAGGAGAAGCGAAGAACTATTAACGAATAATAAAAATAGCGATATGGATTTTAACGAACTTACAAAGATTTCAGGGCCGGTTGTCTATGTCAAGCGCCCCGCCCCCTGGAACTGGCAAGCCATCGACGATAAAGGCGTTATCTGCGCAGCTCCTACGAAAAAAGAATGCCAATTTACCGTAAAGGTATTGCGCAAGTTTGGCCGTTATTCCTGGCCCTTGGCTAAATCTATGCGCAAAGGCTTCCCGCAATGAGGGCACACAAGGCGCACGCCTTGCCCCGTCTCCTGCGCCCTGGCTTGTTTCAGCTCCTCAACAATAGCAGGAGGGGCGAGCAGTTGCCACGGCTCCACCTCTAAGGCGGCGGCGATACGCTCTAAGGTGGAAAACGAGGGGCGCGAGATAGTGGCGGAGACACTGGGACGCGAAACGCCTAAAAGGTCGGCTAAATCTTGTTGCGTCATGCCCTTTTGCGTTAGTATATCTTTTATGTATGCTTTCATCTTTTTTTTATTATGATACAAAGATATACATATTATATATAATGTAAATATATCTTTACGTTAAATAGTGTTTAAAGTAAAGAAATAATTACTTTAATGTTTTTTTGGTAAATATATCTTTACTATCTTTGCAAGCGAAAACAAATAATAAACAAATAAATACAAGATTATGACAAAAGAAATAACAATCGTTTTTAAAGATGATAATCTTAAAAACGTGCAAATAACCGCCAATTCTGGCTCAGTAGTCTTTGAATCTGTTAGCGTGACAATCGAGCGCAAGGGCTACGACAAAGATTTTTTAAACTTTGTTACGTACTGTAACGCCCTTCGCGGAGGTTTCAACAACGGCAAAACATTTATAAAAATTCCCGATACTAAAATTGTTAGTATTGCTATTAACGACAAATAACAATAACAAATAAATACAACGATTATGAAGTACTTTAAAGACATTACAACCCCCGAAGAACTTAAAAAGCAGTTCCGCGCCCTCTCCATCAAGTTGCACCCCGACCGCCCGACAGGCAACGCCGAGGATTTCAAGACCATGATGGCAGAGTATAACAACATCATGCGCAACTTTGAGCACGCCAAGGAGCGCGCCGAGGCAGAAGCCGAGGCACGCCGACAGGCTGAGGAGTACGCCAAGGCAGAGGCAAAGCGCAAGGCAGAGGAAGAGGAGGCAGCACGCAAGGCAGCCGAGGCAATGCGCCCCATTATTGCCCAGTGGTCCGCCATCCTGGAGCGTGTGCCAGAAAAGAAAAGATACAGCAAGCCAACGGCAGCGTATAGCGCAGCAGTAAAGCGCAACATAAAGGTCGTATTTGCAAAGTATTTCCCCGGCGTGAAAGTGTCGGTAACGCTCACTAATAAAGCATGGAGCGAGAAAGCGCAAATAATTTGGACAGACGGGCCGACCGTGGAAGACGTGGAGAAGGTGGCAGAGTTTCGCCATTTCGTAAGTACTGAGCACGTTTGCGACCCTTACGCCGATTATGGCGACGACGTGGAAATAACATATAACAAGGCATGGCGCGAGGCGTTCGGTGAGATTGAGGCGCAGGGCTTCGAGTTCGTGCGCGACTTCTCAGAGTTCGGCAAGGCTGAAGTGTTGGAGAAGATCCGCGAGATACTGCCCCAGTTCGTAGGCGTTGACGACCGCCGAGGCACGGCGAAGGTATCAGAGCAGGACACCGCCGCCTTGGTTGATTTCTTCGGCTTTGTGTATAAATACAACGGCCATTATAAAGACCTGAGCGAGGAGGAGCGAGAGAAGGCCGTGGCCTTCGACTGCGACCACCTGCACGCCCGCCGCGAATGTGAGATACTGAAAAGCTCTAACTACTGCGGAGGTGAAACACCGATTAACGACGTTATAAAGTTGTTCCGCAGTTATTACACCGTGAGCGCATCGGCAAGCCAGAAAGCAAAGGAAGAGGCCGACGCGTCGAAGTTCGCACCCGTACACAATGCCACATATAAAGCCATCGTCAAGGCGTTAGGCGGCAACTTTTTTGCTGCATCCAACGATGACCAGGAATGGAACGAGCGCAAGCCGATAACACCGACAGAAGCCGCCGAACTTCTTGCTGAAGGCGTGCGCGTTGACCTGGTGAAGGCTTGGGAGAGCTACGACAATAGCACATGTATTTCGGGCGTTTATGCTGGAGGCCGGAAGACTCAGGAGAAGCGCGCGGCAAAGTTTGCCGCCGTAGGCTTTACGGCTCCCATCATTGGACAGTATAAAGCCGTATATTTTACCGCCGTATCTGCCGAAGTATTGACAGAGCTGCGCAAGGATGCCGAGAGCGTGGAAGAGCAGCGCAAGGCATGGGAAGCCGCACAGCGTGAGGGCAAGACCGCACGCAAGGCAAAAGCCGAGACGAAGGCAAAGGCAGAGACAGCCGAGAGCACCGAGGCACCCGCCGAGGGCTTGCAGCTGGTGGAAATACCGGGCGGCGTGGCTGTAGTAGGTGATGGCCGCGTAACATTCCGCAACCGCAAGCAGATAAAGGCGCACGGCGCAACCTGGAACAAAGCCGCCCAGCAGTGGCAAGCCACCGAACCCGAGGCCGTGGCACGTCTGCGCGAGTGGTTCGGCATGGCTGAACCCGAAGCCGAGGAGCAGGAGCAGCACACACACACCACCGCAAGCGAGCAGCCCGAGCAGCCGACCGCCGAGGAGGTGGAGCGCGTGCCCCGATTTGCCGCCCTTCTCGCTGACGTTATCCGCATATTTGAGACTATAGCCACAGCAGCACAGAAAGAGGCACAGAGGGCAAAAGAAATGGCAATCAAGCAGGCCGAGGCGGAGCAGCTACGCACCGATATTGCCCAGATGTCGGCACAGGTGGCGGCAATGTCCGAGAGATTGCGCACCATGTCCGAGCGTCTGGCAACCATCGAGGCAGAAGCCAACGCCGACAGCACAACCGCCGACACATCCGACAACGAGCCACAGCCCGAAGCCGAAGCCCAGGAACGCCCCGAAAGGGGCGAGGGCAAGCCCGATTCCCTCGACATGCTGAGAGCAGCCGCCGAGGACGTGGCACGGCTGACGGAAGCCAACGACCACACCGCCGCATTGCTTGCCCGGCTGTATGTGCTTGCCGCCGTCGGTCTGCGTGTGCGCCCTCTCATCCAGAGAGTAAAGGCAATCGAAGCCGCACAGCAGCGCGGACACCTCACTTCCGACGAAGTAAGCGACCGCCAACGGATAAGTCAAGAGACGGAACGCCGCGCGGCCCTATTCCTCACGCCTGAAGAGTTCCGCACCCTGTACGGCTACGACCCAAAGGCCGACAGTAAGGCAGCATAAAAGGAGGCAGGGCGGCACGCCATGAGCCGCGGCCCTACTCCACAAAAGAGATAAAAACCCTTTATTATAGCATAGATAAAACATCACGGAAAAATGGAAAATCAAGAAAACCGCCTTTTAACGTCCGATCTGTTAGAAGCTTTGGCAAGTTATCCCCTATACGCTCAGGAGCACAAGCACCTGCCCGACCTTATGGCGGTGGCATTGCTGCGCATCGGCTCAATACGTTGGTACATCCTGGAAGGCAACGCCGAGGGCGACCGCTTCACGTTCTTCACGCTCGTTTGTGGTTTGGGAGAGGGTGCCGAATTAGGCTACACCGACGCCGGAGAACTGGCAGAGATTGCCGTGGAAGCCTCACGTTATGGGCTGCCAGGCGTATTGCTGACGGTGGAGCAGGTGAAAGACTTCAAGCCCTGCCGACTGGCTGAAATCGACGATGAGGACGTACAGCAGTATTGCGACCGCTTCACGCCCGACGAGGTGGAGGCGTAAGCACTCAGAACACACATACATTTTAATACTTTATAGAATCGTATTTATTTGTTTTCGGCTGTTGTCGGTCCGCGAGGATAGCCAACGGCAACAACGCCCGCACGGATGGCAAAAAGCGCAAGGGGTTCGACTCCCCTGCGGGCGACAAGTGACAAACAACTTATATTTATAAACCCTATAAAAAATTAAGGATTATGAAAGCAACAGCAACAACACCGACCGCGCCCCAGGTGAGCGCATCGGACGTGGCAAGATCTCTCGGCAGATGCGCAGCCCTCTGCCTTGTGTATGTCTTGCAGGCCATCGCCAGGGCGTTAGACCTGGCACAGCGTGCAGCCCTGGGTGTGTGTCAGTGGCTCAACAGTCGCCACAACTTCACCGACGAGGAAGACCCCGTAATAATGACGGGTTGGCAATACCTCGGCTTCAGCGTGGTGGTAATGTTCGTGTCGTTGGTAATATCTATTAAGTGGTAACGCCTCGTTATGGCGTGTGTAAAATATTGAGGATTTCAATTTTTAAATCAAAACAATATGATTCTACAATTAACAAAACAGAGTACCGACCAGGAGATAAAGGCGTACTTTGAGGAAGTATTAAGAATTTCGAGAGACAGCGAGGAATTTCCCGTGAATCTCGATGATGTGTGGCCGTTAGTGTATTCACGAAAAGACAAAGCGGTGAGAGCATTACAAAGTAATGATTTGTTTCTGCAAAACGTTGATTATCAGGTTTTACCCCAAAATGGGGAAAACTCAATGGTTTTAGTCCAAAATGGGGGAAAAGTCCAAAACGGTCGCCCGACAGAGATTTACTTGCTCTCCGTCCCTTGCCTTGAGTTCTTCATCGCCCGCAAGGTTCGCCCCGTGTTCGAGGTGTACCGCCAAGTGTTTCATAAGGTGGCAAGCGGTGAGCTGATGCGACCAAAGGCTCCGGCTTATTCTAAGCCCTGCGACTTTGAGACAACCATCAAGCCGTTGACTGACTATACCGACGAGCTTATGAAGCGTTGGGACAGACTTTTTGATCTCTCTAACGAGAGCAACAAGGTTGTAAGCCTATATAAAAACTGGCTCACTACATACCGCAACCTTTGTTATTATATCTCGCAGATGGAGTATCTGGAGACGATGGCAAAGCTGGACGGAAAATATTATCTCCAAGATTAGCTAGAATGAAGAAGGCATTAACCTACATCGTCGCAGCATTGGCAGTAGTCAGTATGTGCATAGTGCTGTTCTCGCTATTCGGAGCAGCCGTTTTCTTCCTCCCGATGTTGGGAGGAGCATTAACAAGCAAATAACAAAACAACAATATAAATCAAAACGACAATGGAAAAGACAGTTATAACAATAGATATGGACAAGGCGAGCCTCCGTGAGGCCATGACACGCATCATCGAGTACATCACCCTCAATTCTCCCGATTCCGATGAGTTCGGCAGCAAGGAGCGCATAGAATACAACTTAGGACTCGACGTACTGTTCACCTGCTTGCGACAGACGTTCTAAAGACCTTCAGCGAGGAAACACTCCTATAATATATAAAGACACCCCTTTAAAAACAACAGAAAATGAGAGCACCGAAAGAGATACCTAACGAATTGAAGTGTCTAATCAATACTATTTTAAAACGTTGTGGCGATTGCGAAAATTGGCTTAATGGATATAATCGTAATCCATGGAGATTTACCTGGTATGGCTCCAGAATGATTTGTGAACCTCTGTTTTGTAGTTATGGTTGCATAGGCTATGGCATCAATTATAAGGGGTACGAAATTCATGTGGATAATGAATTGTCACGAATTGAGATTATTAACGAATAGCATATTATAGAACCCTTAAAAACGACAGAAAATTATGGCAAAATTTTATTGCATTTACGCCTTTATCGGAGGCGATTGGTGTAAATATAACGGAATAGAATACACTGAGAAAGAAGTCGATAAAGAGCTGAGATACTTGAAAAAGAATAGCAGTTGCAAGTTCAGAAAGAAGTGTGTTCGAGAATGTGAAACTGTAGAAATGAGCGTGCACCGTTAGCTTCATCACATACAGATCATTGTGAGACGAATATTATAGAACCCCTTAAAAAACGACAGAAAATTATGAAATTACAAAAAGAAACGATTACTATTGAAATATTTCACAACAATATACATGCCTACAACGCTATTTACAAAGCTATTTCTGACGCAGCTATATGTCAGGCCGATAAATATCCTGTTAAGATAAGGATTATTACAGCGATGGGGCGCTGTAAGGCTAAATAAATATCTACAAAGACTAATATTATACAACTCTCAAAAAACGACAGAAAATTATGAATTTCAAGACAGTTCAAACGATATTGATGGCTGCACTGAGCAATCAGCAGCATGGAGAGATTAAGACACACAACGATAGCATTTGCTTCAGCTTCACCAATGGAGACAGCAGCGAGGACGACATTATAGCGTTTGACAGCCGTGCGGAGGTCCTCTCGGTGTTGGGCAAGGTCTGCAACAGTTATGTTGATTGTGAGACTATAGAGAGCATTTCGATTCGAAAAAACGAATAGTCCCCCCTTCCGCGCCTGGCAGGCTTCATGGTGGTTCGATTCCACCAGCGGGATCTACATGTTCATAATCATAAAGTATTTTTGTTTTACGCTGCTCGTGGTCCGTGAGGATAGCGAGCGCCCCCACTCCCCACGGCCTGGCATTATGTGAGGGTTCGACCCCCGAAGGAGTGACAAAACTTCTTTTTAAAGAAAACATAATAAATAACACATTTATTTATAATTTATGCGTCATTTATTTGGTAGTTTCAAAAATTCTCACTACCTTTGTATCAGAAAAAGAAAGAAACATATATTTATATATAGAACTGGTGGCAACAGTATAAATTCTGCAAACTGCTTTATGGCATATTTAAACAAAAAACAGTACGAATATCGACGTGAATCTTCAGCTGCTCGCAATTTAAAAAATGAGCAGATAGCCCGTGAGAACGGCATGACTGAGGAACAAGCCGATTTAATAACGTGCCTGTGCTCACTCCGTCACGAGTATCATTCTAATCTGGAATCTTATGCAAAGGATAGCGAGAGCCGCGGAGACATTCGTCGCAGACTTGCACGTATTGAAGAAGAAATATGTAAGGCAGGTTTACCTGAGTTGGATATAGTGAACACCTTCGACGAGGTTGACGATATGGACGGCCTTATATATTATTATGGAGATGATGTTCCAGAAGATCATGATAGCGAAGACTTTGCAACGTGGTACAACAAGGAATATAGTCGCGTGTATGGCGAATTGAGTGATATTAACGACTCCATCGAGTCATATTTGAAAAATATTGATGAGAGGTATAACACATCTTTCTGTCCCACAGGCGCATTAAGAGTTTTTTAATAAAAGATTATCTAATTGTTACAAGAATACATCATGCGAAAATCTATTGACACTTACATTCAAGCGATTGCTCATGACAACAATGAGTATATCAAAGAAGCGGGCTACGGCACAGATTGAAGGGCAAGGCATACCTTTATGAAAATTACAACGACTTTATAGAGTAAAATAAAAACTTTTCAGCCCTACCGCATCACGGTCAAGCGGAATGATATGAAAGAATCAAACATTAAGACATTGGAGGACTTGAAAGATTTCTTGACGGAATATTGTGAAGAGTATCCTGAAGACGATTGCTGCGAGCTGGTTCGCGACATCTGCGAGAAACACGGATGGATATATACATCTGATTCGGATGATATACGTTATGACGATGAAGATTACGCAACAGATGGTGAGCATATCTTGTCATACGTATCTTATGGCTGGGCGATATTTGATAATGACGGCCAGAACGTTGAGTACAACGGACGTGAGATTACCGTTAGAGAGGATGGCGAGAATTGGTACGTCAACTTCAATACGGGTCTGGGCGAAGGTATCTACCCCAAGGTAAATTGGACGTTGCAGAAAGCAATCAACGACCAGGCGAACATCTATAAAGAAATTTGATTCAAAGATAAAAATCAGCCCTCGACATCACGGTTAAGTCAGTATATATGAGCGACGTTAGAGTATTAAAAAACATAAATCACCTTGGAAACGGAGTTGATTATTTCGTTGTTTACGAGGATCAGATTAGCGGAACCGCAGCCGATGGAACAACGTTTGATTATTCGCTTGAAAACGGAGAAAGCACATGTTGGAGCGATCTTGAGTCCGAACTTGAGGAAAAATATGAAGGTCTTCGTTTTACGCTTAGTACGGATAACGAAATAGATATTGATACGTGGGACTCTGATGACGAAGCTCTCGAAGAAGCAGAAAAAACAAACAAAATCGAGGAAATTCGTAAGTTTGCGAAAGAGTGGTTAGAGGAGAATGAATACTTCTACGACTGTAAGTTTTGGAATTACTGGGACGGACATAATTGGCAGTCGTGTTTGCTATATTGCGAGAATCCTGAGGAGGACAACAATAAGGACTATGAGTTGTTGGGTGAAGAGATTACTCTTGATGACGAACCAGATGAAGAGGATATTGTCCTTGCTGCATACAAGAGAGCGAGAAAAGCCTCGCCTGAATGGCACAACGGGCGCGCTATATATAAAGACGAGGAAACAGGTTATTTTGTTACGTTTTCTTGCTGGGAGGGCGATGCGTCTGCAGCAGCCGTCTCTAAAGAATCTCCTTATATAGCAGAGTATTAAATTGACAACTTTTCAGTCCTACCGCAACACGGCAAGCGGAACGATATGCTTAATATATGTGAAATAGCAGGTTTTATAGAATTGAAAAGAGTGAGTGATGCTTCTGATAACACGAAGTACAAGAAATTTGGTGAAGACTTTTTGATAGTGAGGGATTGAAAGATGATTTATATTATGAGTTGAGGTCGTCTTTTAAATACGACGGTGAGGTAGCCAAGTGGTATAAGGATCATGAGAAAGAAGCCTGGTATGATTTGCGCGAGGACGAGGAGGGTATTCTCTATATTGCTGTTGGCGATAATGATGGCCTGAAATTTATTGGATATATAGATCATATCACAGTTGATTATGAAGGCTATGAGATCAATATTTATGGAGGATGGAGTAAAGACAATTACATTTTTGGATTCTGGATTGATCCAGACGGCGGCATCCTTCGAGCTTCTGACGAAGAGCGCGGCTCTCGCTTTTATGACGACTTAGAAAATTCACATGAATATTATTCTAAGCAGGAATATACTTTGAAGTCCGCTCTTGATGATTTGATTGCTCACAGTGACGATTATCAGAATCCGGATAATGAGGAGGAAGAGTAACTACAATATTTTATAGACAATATGGAAAAAGACCAAATAATTTATGACAAGCGTAAAGCCATGGGCGAGAGCATCCGCGCGATGCGCACCGCCCAAGGCTGGGAGCAGGAGCAGCTCGCCCTGATTGCGGGCATCACCACCGCCAATGTCCGCAGAGTGGAAGCTGGCAAGTATGCCGTGAACATTGACGTGCTCAACAAGATTGCAGGAGCACTGGGCGCAGAGCTGAGAATGATTGAAAAGTAAAAGAGTAAAGTTGAAAGGATACTGCGTATGCAGCAGCCATTTCCCGAGAATAACCTTTCTATACAACATAAAATTATTATTACAACTTGAATAAAAAATTGCAGAAATGAAATACAAACTAACAGATGAGACTAAGAATTTAGACGAAGTGATTCTTCACAGAATAGAGTGCGTCGAGGCATTTGCTGATGTGAAAATTGGCGACAAGGGCGGTTGGATAGAAAAAGAAAGCAACCTATCTCAGGCAGATGATGCGTGGGTATATGAAGATGCGAAGGTGCATGGCAACGCAAGGGTGTTTGACAAAGCAGAGGTGTGGGGCTATGCAGAGGTATGTGACAATGCGAAGGTGTTTGGCAAAGCAAAGGTGTTTGGCAAAGCTCTGGTTTATGGCGCCGCAAAGGTGTTTGACAAAGCTCTGGTTTATGGCACCGCAGAGGTGTTTGGCACCGCAGAGGTGTTTGGCAATGCAGAGGTGTTTGGCAATGCTCTGGTTTATGGCGCCGCAAAGGTGTTTGACAAAGCTCTGGTTTATGGCACCGCAGAGGTGTTTGGCAATGCAGAGGTGTTTGGCAATGCAGAGTTGCATGGCAACACAGAGGTAAGAACTTATATTTCAAAAACGCCTGATTGTTCAACTTTGAACTTCTTTGAGAAAACAGTGAAGAGTAATGGCAATATTGACTTGAACGAAATAAGTTGGAAGCAGCTCATTGCTCTCCTGAATGCCTGGAACAGCGACTTCGCAAAGAAAGAGAACGCATCATTCTCCGAGATGGTGAAGCGTTGCTACAAGCCAATCCATTGGCACGAGGAAGCGAACATCATCTATTTGCATAAAGACAATCGGCGAACCACAATAATCTCTTACACCTTTTTCCACTTTGACGAAGAAGAAGATAAACTAATACATGCTTTGCTTACAAAGCAATTTAAGTAAAGAGTATCTTTGTTATAGTAAGTTTTTTTAATTACAAGTTTCAGCCCTCGGCATCACGGTTAAGTCATAAGATATGTTAAGAATAGATGAGATAGCAGGTTTTAATAAATTGAAAAGCGTAAACAGTTCGCCTGATAAAACGGAATACAAGAAGTTTGGTGAAGACCTTTTCGATAGCGAGATATTAGAACATCGTTTATATTATTATCTGTGGTCGTCTTTTAAATACGACGGCGAGGTGTCCAAGTGGTACAAGAATCACGAGGACGAAGCATGGTATGATTTGCGCGAGGACGAGAAAGGAATTCTTTATATTGCTGTTGGTGATAATGATGGTCTAAAGTTTATAGGATATATTGACCATGTTACTGTTGATTATGATGGTTTTGAAATCAATATCTATGGAGGCTGGAGTAAAGACGATTATATCTTTGGCTTCTGTATAGATCCTGACGGAGGTATACTTAGAGCCTCTGAGGATGAACGCAGTTTCGACTTCTATGATGATTTAGAAAGCGATGAAGCCTATTATCCCAAAAAGGGTTATACTCTAAAATCTGCTATTGATGACCTTGTGAGCAACAGCGACAAATATCAGAATACTTGTGATGAGGAAGACGAGGAGGAATAAAAAAAGCCCGACCTAAGCCGGGCTACGCAAGACCATTGGTCTCGAATCTACGATAGTAGAAATTAGCTCTTTGTGAGTGTTTAATCCACAGTCGGAGCTTTTCCATCAACGGAAGTCGTGTTTTTTTTCAATTCCATAAAGGTTCGATTAAAATCTTCCGAAGACGGTGCAAATTTAAAAAATATAATTATACAAAACAAGGTTTATTCTGAATATTAACATTTTTTATTTTTATTATTATGGCGAATAATGTAAAACTAAGAGATTTCAAACATCAGGTGGAGTACACAGTATATTTCACCTTCACCAACAATAAAGGAGAGGAAACCACATTAACAGTCTGTCGCGGAATCCGCCAGACACCTGGCAGAGCACACGCTTTTCAATATTGGCAATGTCAAATCGACATCGAGGGCCGCCAATTAGACCACAACATCGTGTCCTCGTGCGGTCCAGTCTCCGACGAAGAGGGTAACTTGTATCTCGAAGGCGAACATCCAGTATTCTATTGCAATACCACAGATGGCACACGTCTTGCCATCACCATCCCTGCCGACATAGCAACTTTGGCACACGAGTTTATCCATTCCGAAACGTCTCATGAATCACTTTTTTAAACAATCGAAAGAAATGAATCTTACAGTCAAAAATAAAAAAAACACAAAAACCGCAGGCCGTCCTGCAATAGAGGGGCGTCGCCGCCAATATGTTATAGCTGACGATGCGCACAAATGGATCATGGCGCATGGCGGCGGCAAGTATATTACCGAGACCATTCGCACCATCATGGCTGTGTCTCTCGAACTGAAACAAAATCACTAAACGGCAAAACAATAATAATTCCATTTTAATACTTTATAAAATATGAAAAAAATTGAGACTTTTGAAGACTACCGCGCATGCGTTGACGAAGTGAAGGTGCATGATTTTAGATATTTCTCACTGAATCTCCCGATTATTAGTGATGAGGAATACGACACAATGTATTTTGCCTTGCAGGAGTATGAGGACGCTCATCCTGATGAGGTTTTGAAAGACTCGCCTACTCAGCAGTGCTACAGCGAGAATGGCAACGGCAAGCGCACCGTGGCACGTCGCGCAGCTTGTCTGTCGATGAAGAAGGTGCATGATGCCAAATCTGTAGTGAAGTACCTGAGAGCACAACAGCGAGCTGCCAACATCAGCAGCAAGGGCGCAAAGGTCTCTGTGGAGTGGAAGTTCGACGGCGAGACAGTTAGCCTGGTATATCGTCGCGGAATGCTCTCAGAGGCCACCTACGGCCACGGTAAGGAGCTTTACGGCATAGACTGCCTGGAGCATATCAAGCACGTTCAGGGCGTACCATGCCAGTTGGCTGCATGGAATGAGTACGACCGCGTGGAGGTGCGAGGTGAGGTAATTATCTCGCTTGAAGAGTTTGTACGTTATAGCAAAGCTGGCAAATCACCAAGATCCACGAGCAACGGCATCATGGCCAAGAAGGTGGCTATTTCTTCGGAGTGCAAGCGTCTGGAGTTTCACCCATTTCGGCTGATTATGGACGGTGTGGTAAGACATGCGGCTGCAATGGAGGCTCTTGAGCGTAACGGCTTCAAAACTTCGGGCTTCGTGGCAGATTTCGACCTTGGCAAGATGGATGAAGAGTTGGAACAGGACATTGAGAGTATTGTATGCGCTGCCGAGTTAGACCGTGAAAATCTGCCCTACCCTACAGACGGACTTGTGTTCAAGTTTGACAATTACGACTATTACGACCGCATAGGACAGACCGACCACGACGCTAAGTATAACTGTGCATTTAAGTTCCGTCCGGTGTTTACGGCCGTTACCACATATCGCGGACATCATACCACGATAGGCGAAAAAACTGGCAAGGTGACGTATGTGGCCGACTTCGACGAAGTGGAAATGAATGGCCATCGTTTCGTCCATGCCAATTGCGGAAGCGCCCGCACGTTCCTTCAAAAGAATCTCACTCCAGGCTGCCAGATTGAGGTCAGTCTGCATGGCGATGTTATCGTATGCGTTGATGGAAAGATTGAATCGCCTGATGCCTCTCACATCGAAGTTCCCTCCATGGAAGACGCAATCATCCCAGATGAGATTGCTCCCTCTATAGAGTCTGAGATTATTCACAGTCCCGAAACGGAAGCTCAGCACCATTACTCGCAAGCAGGTGAGCAAAGTTTAAATGTGAACGACAAAGACAAAACAGCGCGCACAAGAAAAAAATCATCCCACATAGCACAAAAAATTATCGCTTACACATTGATGACATTCTTTTTCGCAGGAGCAGGCTTTCTTCTGTTCTCCCTTTTTGGCGCAGCATTTTTCATCCTGCCTTTATTGTGCGGAGCATTCAGCAAGTAAAGAGTATATACCATTTCCCCCCATCACTAAAGTATTTTCATACGTTTGTATTTTCATACGTTTATACGTTTATATGTTTATAGATACATAGGTACTTACATTTGTATCTACGTATCTGCCTATTTATATTCATATATACTTAAATACTTATCAACATATTTATCTATTTATGTATCTATGTACATATCTACATAGATAAATATTAAATTTATGCAATATTATTTTGTAAGATGAATTATAATTCTTAAATTTGCAACATAATCAAAACAACTTGCGAAACTTGAATACACAATAAAACAGGCTAAGACACCGCACCATAGCGATCTCTTTATAATACATACCTACATTCATACGTTTGTACGTTCATACGTTTATACGTACATTCATACGTTTGTATTTACGTAAGTACAAATTATCAACATTTTAATATTCTCAAAAAATATGGAAAGACTCAGAGAAGTTCTCGCCTTTGTAAATCACAAAGGCGGAGTAGGTAAGACAACTACAGTACAGAGTTTGGCAGCAGGGCTGCGCCTTGTGGGGAAAGGGAAGTTTGGCGAGGATGCCGACGGACGCAAGCGTTTGCCTCGTGTGCTCATCATCGACCTCGACCCACAGGCATGTGCATCGTTCCTCTTCGGATGGAGCGAGATTCAGAACGTCGGCGAGCCTACCGTTTATGATGCACTGGTACAGCAGAGCAATCTGCCCGTTTATCAGGTACGTGATGGCATTTACCTTGCTCCGGCATCTTCACAACTTATATCCATCGACCCATTCTTAAACCAGAGAGCAATGCCACGCAAGGCTCTTTATAAGTTGCTTGCAAAACCGCTGAACGAGTTGCTCGGCACCGAACTGGCAGACGAGGGCGTAACAACCGTTACGGAAGCTTTCGACTACGTGCTGATAGACTGTCCTCCTGCCATGTCGTTGCTCACGTACAACGCTCTGACAGCAGCCACAAGCGTAGTTCTGCCCGTGCAACTCGAAGTGTTGGCGACAAAAGGTATTGCCGAGATTATCAATGCCATCGAGGAAACGCGTGAGGATCTGAATCCTGACCTTGACATTCGTGGCCTTCTGATGGTGATGAGCAACGACCAGACCAATGCCACCAAGGAGTTTAAGGCATACTTAGGCGAGAAGTACCAAGACTATATGTTTGACGCATACACACGCCGAGACACAAAGATGGTGGAAGCCCAGGCGATGCGCAAGGACATCTTCGAGTATGCCAGATATTGCAGGGTAGGGCAGGACTACGAAAGATTCACGAAAGAGATAATCAATAGTTTTAACTTTTAACACTTTTAATAACGTGGCAAGAGAAATGACCAAGAAGACCAAGCGTTTCGCGCTTGAGAACTCAGACGCTATCGATGAGAACGAGCGCATATTGGAGGCTGGCAGTCAGCAGCGCAGAGAAAACAGAGAGAACAAGGATGAGAAGGCAGAGCAAGAGCCAGTGTCGGGCAAGGACAAGCCTACAACGGACACACAAGCACCATCTACTCCTGTTGCTGAACAATCAGCTCCCACTTATAGTTCCGACATCATGCAGAACGCTCGCAAGCTTAAGGGCAAAAAGACTGAGAACGGTATCGTTGTCAACGTACCTATGGAAGACTATATGCAATTGACAATGATGAAGTTTCAGTCTGGGCGCACGTTAAAAGACCTTGCCCTGCAAGCTATACATGAGTTTGTAGAGAGAAACAAGTGAGGTAAAATCTTACTAAAGTTTTTTACCAGGTCACTACAAAGTGTGCAGTTTTTGGTTTGTAACACCTACGAATTTGTTTACCAACACCTACGGATTAGTTTACGTAAACCTACGTATTTGTTTACCAACTCCTACGTATTTGTTTACCACACCGTAGATAATTGACTGATAATCAACGTGCCCAAAACCTCTTAATATAATATAACTATAAGATATATATTTATCGTTTTTAGAAGAGAATAAAATTATAGTTTATATTATATTATATTAAGGGGTATTGGTTGAATTGAAAATCAACAAGTTAGAGTACACGAAGTAAATAAAAACGTAGGTGTTGGTAAACAAAAACGTAGGAGTTGGTAAATAAATACGTAGGTGTTAGTAAATAAAAACGTAGATTATGGCAAAGAAAGCGAAAAACGAAAACCAAGAAGGCAAACTTCAACTTGCTTTGAACGAATTGCGCTGGATAAACACTCCCGTCAACTACACATCGTATGCTAAAAGCTATACACTCATACAACAGGACGTTATGTTGTTGGTAAGCGGACGGCTGCAAGACCATTTTGCCAAGTTCTTGAATGAACACCGCTATTTGAGCAAAGAACGTCCTAACGGAGGTATCACGAAAGAAGATCTGTTGAAGATGGGACCGATACGTTTGCGTCTGGCTGACTTCGGCATAGATAGCAGTCATTACGATGAGTCGGTGAAGGTGATAAACCAAATGAAAAAAATTGAGTTTCATCTGCCACGTTTCGACCCCGAGACCGGACTTAGAAAAGGTGAGGACTACATGCCTATCTTCAGTAAAATTTTTATCCCCAAGAACTTCACATCACGAGAAGGCGAAGACTTTAACTATTCGGGAGACAGCGAAACAAAGATAGACGAGGACGGACAGGAAGTGCGCAAGTTTAGGCGAGACGGATATGTCGAGGTCACGATAAACATTGAGGTAGCAAAAGCCGTGTTTGATATGACGGACGGATATTTCAATCATCTTGAGCGAATAGCCTATTTCTGCAATTCGGCTTACACGTCACGTCTTTATCTGTTGCTGATGAAGTATGCGAGCAAAGGACAGATGCACCCTGTTATAGATTATCGTGAGTTAAAAGAAGCGTTGGGAATGTTCAAGGTAGACGTTGAGAAGAGCGACGACATTCAACCTGCAAAGGTTGTGACAACTGAGAAATATCAGAAATTCTCGCAGTTCCGCAAACAGGTGTTAGACGTAGCATGTGGCGATATGGCAAGGCTGTGCGAGGAAAACAAGATTGAAATTATGCTTGCTTGTACCGACCCCGACAAAAAAGGCTATGAGCCTATTTATAGAGGAAGCGCAAAACGAGGTAATCCTGAAAAGATAAAATTTCACATCAAACGCACTCCGTTAGGTGTGGCGCGTGAACAGGAGCTGCATCGTGGTCCATCTGAAAAGCGACTATGCGCTAAGTTGATGTCACTATATCCTACGCTCGACGAAGAGAGACTCAGGTCCTTGTTTGCTGACGTTCCTGAAGACCTCTGGAATGATTTTAAGTCCTATGCCTACAATGGACTACCCCAAGCCGTAGAGCAACCGCATAGATGGGATGGCACGACGGAAGATTTCGTATTATACGTTATGCAACAATGGCTAAAACAGCATGAGCCTAAGAAGGCAGTGCAGCAGGTGCTTGCTTTTGCCGATGCCGATGAAGGGGTAGCCGATGGCAAGGAGCAGTGGCAAGAGTTCTTGGCTAAGTATGAGGGCGTACATGCTCTCTTTATGCCAGGGATGGAGTTTGAGTCGTATGCCGATGGGGTATTGACGCTGTTGGCTACCCCCGCATTCATAGAGGTGTTTAATAAGGCTGTGTGCGAGGGTTCCATCCAAGCAAAAGCCGAGATGTATAACGTACTGACGGAGTGTTTCGGTAGGGAAATACAGGTAAAGTTCAAAAGTTCTTTATAGTGAGCTAAGCTTTATGAGATATTTTTTTACACCGCTTACCCAGTCCCAAGGGTAGGCGGTGTTTTTAGCTATGTCCTGTTGATGTCAGCGGCTTTGAATATCTTTGCAAGCATAAATCAATGAGACGAAAATAACATGGGAACAATCAAATCTGTTATTTTATGGCTTGTGGCTGTAATCACGCTTGCGAGCTGCACTGCTTCACGCAAGGTGGAGCAGGGGAGTAGCGAACAGAGTTTTGATAGTGTCGTAGCCATCGTTAAGGACAGTGTTGTGAAGTCGGAGACTTCTATGGATAGTACTGTCAGTTCTACCACTACTGAGCAGTTTACCACCAGCACCATGGCCGACAAGGGCAGCAACGAAGAGACTATTACCGAGCGTGTGACTGAGAGTGTGGATGCGTCTGGCAACAAGACCACCACCACCGACCGAACCATACACCGCAAGGGCGACTATGAGCGCAATGCCACATACGAGGCACGACTGAAGTATCAGGAAGAGACTATATCACGAATGCAGTACACTATAGACAGTCTTGTACTGCACAACAAACTGGACGTTGGTACCCACTGGGCAAAGAAGGACAGCACGAATGTGACGAAGGAGAAGAATACGGATGATATAAAACCAACATCAACTTCTAATCTAATCGCAATCTTTTTGTTCTGGATAGTTGCTGTTGGAATTTGTACATGGCTTTACTATAAACGATAGAAGGCATGAGCAGAAAGAAACAAGACATAATAGAAAACACCGAGCAGCCGGAAGTTACCTTACAGGACTTTGTTATTCCATCCAAGATTGTAGCGTTTTGCAATAAGTATAAACCCGCCGACCATTGGAGCGAGGATTGCGATGTTTTTACCGACTATCAGCTTCGCTCCTACTTCAAGGCAGTGGTGTGCGAACTTGGCGACCCTCTCTCATTATACCTTGATGCCTTGAGCGCAAAAGGTTTTCACATGGTAGACGACGAGTGTGGCGAACCTGTGATATATTGCCGCTTGAAATGATTTGCCTGTATATTTTATAAACATAATTTGCTAAAGAATGAAAAAACCTCGTTTCTATTACAAGACGCCTTCCGATTCCGAAACAGGCCAGATGCTGACTGAGTTTTTTGACAGATGCAAGGCTGCGGAAGATCAAGCGTGCCAATGGGCCAAACAGCAAGGCGCATCACATTATTACGAATCGCCCAATGGCATGGCTGGTGGGGTTTCAGGCGTTGAGTTCGGCTGCGCCTCACGAAAAGAAGGATGGGAAAAAATCACCCTTCGCGATGGCAATGCCATGTTCGTTCCTGTAGAGGGTAGCTCGCTCGCTCAGCAGATGTCTGCCCTGCCTGTTGTGAACGAAATGGACCTTGTGCGCATATTCCGTTTCCTCCCTTCGTCTAATGGAGGTGACAGCATGCTTTCGTTCACATTCGGCGACAAGACGCCTGTCATGTTCCTGCATCAAGGTTTTTGGTATGCTGATATGCCTTACGAGAGCGGGAGAGAGGATGTGATTGCTGTTGGCGAAAAAGAATTTTATAGAAAAAAATACGCCGCTATCAACATGCAGAGTTTTTGATTAAAATATTTCTGTACTTTTTTATATCTGTTAGTTTTTGTTTAGGGAGCAGCCACTTGTCATGACGACAGGTGGCTGTGTTTTCTTCTTCCCATCATCCTGATGTCTGTTTCAATCATGTCCTTTTTCTTCTTCGGCCACAAATCCGTAACCTCGCCTTTTGTCGTCTCTCTCTGCTTGTGAGAGTTTCTCTCGTAGCGTGTTCACCTCTTCCAAAAGCTGCAATAGTTTCTTGTTCTGTTGCTCAATGATGTCAAGATAGCGCATCCTTTCTTCTTTCGAGGTTTCCTCTTCTTGTTCTCGTGCCTTCTTGCCGTTGTCTACCGCTTCTTCTTTGTCCGCACATTGTGTTTTTTGGTCTTTGATGTAAGCAGGCAGATTTGTGACGTAATGTATTTTTGTTCTTGGGTCGCACACTTTTATCCCTACTTTGCGTTGTGAGTCAGGCCATCCTCCAGCTGGCTCTGTCATGGCATCATCGTGTATCGCAGAGAAAATTGATGTGCCATCTGCATTCTCATCAAAGAAAAAGGCTGTGACGGGTACGTTGTATCTGTTGCAGAATTTCATCATTTGTGTAATGGGCATCATCGTGATACCTTCCACCCAATTCTGAAACGTGCGATAATCCGACATGTCTAAATTTTCCAATACTGTGTAACGCTTGATTTTCGGATTTGCCTTGAGCCAGTCTGCAAGAAATCCATAGTTGTAGCAGAAATTGTAATTTTCCATATAATATAAAAGTTTGAAGGTTGATAATTTTATGACTGTCCAAATAATTTAGTGTTAAAAAAGGTTTATCCTTTGGAAACACCAAAATTTAATAATATCTTTGCATACAAATTTAATAATTATATACGGATGAACAAAAATTGCTTTAGTAAAATATTGTCTGGAGGCATTCTTAATGTATCTGATTTGACCTCAGATGAAAAAAAAAGTCTTTTTGCCTTGATGGAAAAATATGGCATGTCTGTTAGCACTGCATACCTTAGATTTTTCGATAAGGGTTTCAAATCATGGGAAATTATTGGAGTCTCAAAAATTAAAAATGATTTTATGGTTCCTTTGGTCAAAAAAGCAGATGCCACTTCTGACACAGCTAACTTTTATGCGCGTATCAGTGCTCTTGGCGAGGGTGTGCGGTTTTGCAATTATATGAAGAGTCTTGACATGAAGTCACAGATGACGGTGCGCTCACGTTTCAAGTCTGAAAATTTTGATGATTGGGAAGTCAAAGGTGTAGCATCCATCATTGATGAGTATATTGAGCAGCATGAACTTAAAAACGCCTGATTTTTTATGCCATCTTACAGCTATTTAGATTTCCCCTATGTACCCAACAGACAAGGCTCCAAGATGAGAGGACGAGTCACGCCCTATGGCTATCTTCATCGCATCGCTTATTCCTTAACGATGAGAGGCGTGGATGACAATACGCCTGCTCTGCTTTTCTATGGAGCCCCTTTCGTATTATTGAGAGATGTGTGTGCCGAACTTCTGCACATGATGGGCGGACGCTTGCACAATCTGGTCATAGACAGGGAGCATTCTTGCAGATGGCGTAATGGCAAATGTTTTTGGCGCTTGGTGATACGCATTGACGGTCTCGACCAGCAGTTCATGTCTCTCGAAGATTTTGTGCTCTTGCTTGTGTCAAAAATCAAAAAAACATGCAACTGCACCATCAAGCGTTATAAACTTGACATATTCATCAATTTGTAGTGACGCCCTTTTGGGCGCCAGGGCTGCATCTGAAAAAAAGACATTTTCATTGTAGGCTTTTTAGTCAAAATAAACGATGTAATAAAAATGTTTTACCATCCAATATTAAACCGCATTGCCAATATAGACCTGCATCTGCTCGTGAAGGCTGCCGATGAGCAGCGCATAGAAGGACAGAGGGCTTGTTTCTGCCCCGTCTGCAAGAGCTTGAATGTGAAGTCTACTCCCCACCTTATCATCTATGAGAATGAGCGCGGTGGTCTGTACGACGGCACTGGCGTAGAAGGCAATCGCATGGCAGAGCATGGAGCCTTGAAATGGAAATGCACACGAACGGGCAAGACAGGCTACGGAGCCATCGAACTGTACGCAGCCAAGATGAACCTTCCAATGCACGGAAATAGTTTGCAACGCATCTGCCAGCGTTTGGTCACTGACGTGTATGGCGATACTGACGAGGTGCACCATGCCTTTCCGGAAGTGTTTGCCAAGATGGACTACCGTACTCAGGCACAGCAGACCATCGAGACATTCGCCTTCATGCCCAAGACCGACTTCTCACCACAGGAACTTGCGGCTCTCGGTTGTGAGGTGACACTCCAGAAAGGTCTGCCTCGCTTCGGCTTCGGCAGCACGTTCACACCCGATATGCTCAACAAAGACTTCCGCATATTCTCCCTGCTGAGCGTCACCCTGCCCGCCGTCGTGCGCAACGGCCAGCATGTGAGCGAGATTATCCATGGCACGCCGTGGAACCCTCTGTTCGTGTGCTTTGCCTCGCAAGTGTGCGGACCGACCCACTCCTACGGATGCTTCTTCCGCCCCGCAATGGCAGGGGGCGAGCCTATAGTGTTCTCAACTGCCGAAGAGCACAGCGTGCGCAAGGTGAGCAAGTGGCTCATGGGCGACAACGTGTTTGTATATGCAATGGATCAGCGCAAGACCGACAACACTGCCGTCCACGCTGCTATTCAGAAGTTCGAGCCTGAAGAAAAATACACATCGACTCGCGAGGACTGGGAGGAAAACACCACTGCTGACGGAGAACCTAAAGGCACGTTCAAAAAAATCGAGGCCAAGATTCCTGTAAATGAGATTAAGGCTCGCAATATAGTCTTTTGCCGCACTCCCGAAGATGCCCTGAGCGTTTATTATGCTATGCGCTCCCTGCGCATCGACAAGGCTGACGACCAGCACTTCAAAGATTTCTGCTGGTATCATGTGGCTTTCGCCATCGGACGGAAAAACTTCTGGTATATTGAACGTGGCGAGTGGAAGCAAGAGAAACTCGACTTTAGCTCCATACAATATCAGAAGATGAACCGCTTTGCTGAGCGTGTCATCATCCTCTTCCCGAACGATATTGCCTCACAGCGCGACTGCGGAGCTATAGCCACTAAGTTCAGCTCTGTGCATTATGCCATGCTGCCTGAAGGCTTCCGCTCTCGATATTGCATGCGCTGGCAATGGCTCTATGGATGCTCGCCAAGGTCGGTGCGCGACTATCTGCTGACATACATTATGAACGCGGAAGAAAATTTCCAGTTCGACCACGACCTGCGCCTTCCGCTCTACTCCCGACTGCGCGGTGCCAGAATTACGGAACCGTTCGAGATAGAATATCCTCGCGACCCTCGGAGCGGTAAGCAAAAGCCACCTACATGCAAGGTGTCACCTACCAGATTGTGGCTCTTTATGACGGCTCACGGATATTATCGTATGATCGATCCTGAGAGCACCGACCTCGTGGGACAATATATCCACCTCAACAAGTGCTTCGTGGAGTATATCGACGCTAAGAGCATCATCCAGGCGGCTAAGACGCTGTTGTTGGAATATATCGAACAGGCTTGGCGGCACAACGACACTGAGCAACGCCTTATGTCCGATTGCGCCAACATGATTGACAAGACGTTTTCAGAGAAGTCTGCTGGCGGATTGCAGAGCATGGTGATCAACTTTGCCGATGCGTTTGATGAGAAGACGGAATATTTCTACTTCAATAATGTGGCTCTGAAAATCACACCTGACAGAATATATCCGGTATCTTACGACGACATCAACTTCTTCATCCCATCGCTTGCCAAGAAACCTTACGATTTCACGATGAGGGCCTTCAAGACGCCGTTCACCATTACCGAACGCCAGGAATACCGCAACCGATTGGAGGTGATAGACAAGAAGGAGCAGATGAGAAATGAGGATGGGTCTTTGGTGTTCTCTACCTTTGAGATCGGACAACTTAGAGCCGACCTTGAAGAATGGGCGCAAACCTACCGATGGGAAGTCGACTGGCAAGGTCAGCGCGAGCAAGACTTATGGCCAATATTGCGTATCGTGCGCGGCTGTTCCAACGTCCTTTGGGAGCAGGAGCAGGAAGCGCAACGCAACAAGAAAACATTGACGGATGAGGAACAAGCCATTATAGGCGCGCATTTTGTCAACATGATTTCCGCTATCGGCCGCTTGTGTTATCGCTCCAACAAGGGGATGCTGCCTGTTTGCCCTTACTTCCTCGAAGACGACATTCCCGACGAGAAGCAGGCCACTGGCGGCTCGGGCAAGTCGCTTATCGTCAAACTTGTGGTGGGCAGCGCGGTTAATGTGCTCGATGTGGATATGAAGCGTTTCATTACGGTTACTGATGCTAAGTTCGAACTGGGCAAGTTGTCTTCCGAACCCTACAAATACAGAGTGCTGCATTGGGAGGATAAACCCAAGTCTTTTCCTATGAAGTATTTCTACAACATGGTCACATCGGGTCTGACGGTCGAGAGAAAGATGGTCGATCCCGTGACGTTCTCTGCCGAGGATGCGCCTAAGAGCGTTATCACCTGCAACTATCCGATGTCGGACGACGACGATTCTACGGTTGGACGTTTCCCTCTCGTGAGCTTCTCCAACCGTTTCGCGCGAGCCAATCCGCAGAAGCACAAGGCTGCGCGTCTGCCTTCTGCATTGATGAAAAACTTCAGTATGAAACCGGAGGAAATTGACGACGCCGACCGCAACCAGACCATCTACCTCTGTGCCTTGGCTGTTCAGTTCCTCATGCGCTTCCACACTTTCGCCATTGCTCCGCAAGGCAACGTGCGCCGCCGCCAGATGGTTCAGAAACTCACTGAGAGCATTGTCCGCTACTTCGAGTGGTTCTTCTCTCGCAACGAGGTCTACGGCGTGCCTGTCTGCACAGACGATATGTTCAACGAGTTTATGCGCGATTGGGCTGATGCTTCCGAGGGCAAGTCGAAGGAGTATAGTCGTGCTACGTTCAAAAAGAAAATTTACGACTATTGCGAGAATATGTCGATCACCTGCAACCCGAAGCACCTCTTCGAAAACGAGAGCGACAAACAGCGCAAATGCTTCAAATTGCAGACATGGGTCACGCAGGAATACTTCACAGGCCAAGAGTGGGAAAACGACAACACTATTGAACCGAAGTTTATACGTTATATCCAAACGTCTAAGCATGTGTTCTTCTTCTACCGCCCTGGCAAGGATGTGATACCGAAAGATTACCGTGAGCTCAAGCGCATCGCCAAGCAGTTTGCCGAACGTCCCGACCCATTGCCTTACCGCAATGACGATGGCAGCATCACTACTCTCACCAATGAGGAAAAGGAGCGATGGGAAAACAATAAGACGCGCAAGCAGGGCAGACGTTTTGCCATGTCTGCTTCAGTGGTTCCTAATGTAAAAACTGATATGCCGTTTTAAAACGATGGCATTATAAATAAACACTATAGATGAAATCTTTGAAATATAGGTCGAATATGAGACTGCATTTTGATGAATATAATTTTGGCGTGATGCTCTACTTCTTAGGGCTTCTGTCTCTCGCTGGTGGTATGTTCCTGTATAAGGTGGATGGCGATGATTGTGTTGGCAGAATTATAGCAACCATTGTCATTACCATGGGTCTTTTTTCCTGGTACTTGGCTTTCCACTTTATTGAGTCATATTTCCGCAGGGAGAATGAAAGAATACGTCGTGCTGCCAATCTTGACGGTTTGAAGAATCGTCTTCACACTATGCTCAAGACCGCTCAAGACCGATGCCTTGCCGACCCCGACGAGGCTAATGTGGCCCGATGTGCTGCAATTAAAGATGTCCTGAATATAGTGAGCGACTTTGAAAGTTAATGATTATAGAAACAAAAAATTACTGAACTGCATTATGGATATTAAAGTTGAAATACCTGAAGGCAAGAAACCTGAATGGAGAAAGGTTGACGGTAATCTTGCGCTTGTTCTTGTAGACGAAGAACCTGAATATTCTTTCGAGAGCATCAAGACTTTTGCTGATGCTTGCGCAAAACTTGGGATAAATGCTGATGTATTTAATGTCTGTAACGGTGTAGACCAACAGGCGCAAAGGCAAGCGCAAGCACTCTATAAACTGCTGATCGTTCAAAAGGCTATCAACAAAGGCGTTTCGTGCGATAAAAATGGCCAGACTTATAATCCTTATTGGATTCTCTACACCATGGATGAAATGAAGCGCATGAGTGGGGAGAAAAAATTGAGTAAGGGTGTTAAGCATATCCTATCTTGCACTTGTGCGGATCTTTCTATGTATTCCGGTGTCGGCAATTTGTTTGTGCTGAATCGCGATGCAGAGCCGATTCTGAGTATGTCTTTCCCCTTGTGCTTTAATAGCGAGGAAGCAGCACTATATGCAGCCAAGCAGTTTGAGAGCCTTTTTTTCGACTATTACGGTATCAAGGTACAAGTATGATGAAAGTTTGATGAATATTAACAATAATTTTTTTTACAATGGCAAGTTTTAATTTTTCCCCCGACTTATTGAGCCTCAATGGAGCAAAAGTCCTTACTAATCTCGACCCCAATCATCCTGATTGGCCGTATGTGTGCATCCCCGCACCTTTAAACCCCATCACTCTTACTACCTCAAAGAAAGATGGTAATAAGCTGATGGCTTTCCTGAAATTAAACATGTGGCCGCTCAGCGAAAAATTCAAAAACGCCATTCGCCGCTCTGCCCAAGAGCGTGGTGATAGCAATGCTGACATTCCCACTCATGAGGTGTGCTTGAATTTCTCTATTGATTACATAAAGTCTGTGGCTCAAAAATTTCCTAATCTCATAGCGCAGGTTAAGGAACAAAATAAGGTATATGACCCGGATATTGTCAATCAAGACCCTACTGACGAACGGTCTCATTTGTTCAAGGCTATCCGCATTCGCCTGAACAAGCGTCTTAGCTTAGTGAATCAAATGCAGCTCGCTCAGCAGCCTTCTCCTTATAATAATATTTCTGCTAATGTCGAAAAAGCTGTCTCGTCTGCCGCTTATGTCCCTTCTTCTGAGGGTTCATCTCAAGTTGGTTTGGATGGCAGTACTTTCCAAGCGGATGATCTGCCTTTCTGATGAGTTTTACAAGTGGGTGCTCATGTTCCGCGGCTCGCTTCAATGCTGTAAGGCAATTTTGAGCGCCTGCTTGTTGATGATGGATGGTTTTCTGTCTTTCGTGAGATATTTTTCCGCATGTTGACGCGCGGATATGTTTGTATTACTAATTTCTTTAAATTTTTTTATGAAACTTCAAGCTAAATCTTCTCAGTCGTTGAACAATGCCCTTCAAAAGGCTTTAAAGTGCATGACTTCTAAACCTTCAATAGCAATTTTTGAAAATGTGCTTCTTTTTCAAAATGAACAAGGCGATTTTTATTTGATGTCGTCTACGGGGGATGCTTGCCTATCCCTACCTGTGCCTTTCACTCTTGTTGGTGGCAATTTTTCTAAACCTGTTGCGTTGCCTGTGAAGGATATTGTGCCTCTTTTGTCTTCTCTGCCCGACTGCCCTGTTACTTTTGATATTGACGAGTCTTCTTATAAATTAGACATGGACTATTGCATTAGTGACAATAAGGGCGAGAACACTAAATCTGGCAAGGTGTCTTTGATGTGCATGGATGGATCCAATTTCCTTAAAATGAATGGCGTGTCGGACGATGCTCTCCATATCTCTTTGCCTGCTAAGATGTTTCTTGATTATATCAGTGCTGCAAGCCGTTTCATCTCAAATGACATCACTCGCCCGCAAATGCAATGTGTCTGCATCGACCTTGCTGAAGACTTCTCCGAACTTTTCTTTGCGGCATCTGATGGATTTTCCCTTTTTAGAGCTGTTCATAGCAACGACCCTAATAATGGTGGCTCCAATTTTTATAGATCGGGCGAGGCTGCTAAAATTCTTTTGCATCATCAATACATCCGGGCTTTGAGCGTTTTTAGCGACTGTTCTGATGTGGATGTGAAGTGCGATGGCGATCATATCGTGGTGAAGAGTGATGATGTCGAATTTATTTGTAAGGTTACCGAAAATCGTTTCCCTAATTATAATTCCATCATTCCTAAAGGCAGTCCTTTCGTCGTCTCTTTCGACAAAAAGGAGTTTCTTTCTGTCGTGAAGCGTGTGAGCTTGTTTGGATGCAAGGATGATGGCCGCATAAGTTTCTCTAAAGAAGGACAGTTCCTGAATGTGTCTGCCGACAATTTCGATTACAGCCAGTCTATTAAAGACCAGATTGTCGTGACTGATGCTGTTTGCGATGATGGCTTCTGCATTGCTTTTAATGCGAAAAAGGTTCTGACATGTGTGGAGACTATTGAGTCTGATGTTGTTTGTATGAGGATGAGCGACCCTTCTCGGCCTGCGCTGTTTCATGCCGATGGACCTTCGCCAAAAGTGCTTACTTTAGTGATGCCTATGCTGTGATGTTGCCTAATCTTTATATGACACTTTATGGACGACACTTTATTATTTATTCCTCCTTGCTGTGTTGATGTCAAACTTCCACAGGCTGTCATGCAGGCGCCTCGCAGGTCATTGACGTTCTATACTCATAGCGATGTCACTATGGAGAAGTTTTATCGTGCTGTGAGCTGTTTGGTCGACAATGCGCATCTTATGGTGCTTGCCATTCCGTATCTTGGCTCCGACACTGTCTTGTTTTTGCAGCAGTGCTTCGAACGTGGATGGATTTCCGACTTAGTCCTTTCTACGTTGGGCGACTATACCGACATCATCCATCGGCATTTGTCTCAGTATGCCGATCACCTGTTGTACATTTCTCATCGTGATGCCACTTTTTGCGCTTCACACATGGTTTTGTATAATGACGAGAAGGCGCTTGTGCTCTCAGGCCCTATGTACGACCGCATCCGCGATAATGCGCTGTCGGCCTATTCTCTGATGTTCTTCTCAAACCAACAACTTTTTTCTAATAAACACAATTGGGGAAATCCAATACGGAATGCGGTCTTGCCTGATGTCATCAGGCTTCGCCAGATGGCTTTGCGCAATGGGGGACAATTAAAGTCGCCTGTTCTCGACCGTTTTATTCATGCTGAATTTCCCCCTTACAAAAATTGAAGGATTATGAAAAAGAATTTTTTTTTCATTAGTGTCTCGTTGATCCTGACGTCTTGTGTCAATGCTGTCATTGTTGCGCCTCTTGTCTTATTTTTGGGGCAAGACATGGTCTTTTTCCTGGCCGATTTATGCTTGTCGGTTATCTTGATGGCATGCGGATTGCAAGTGTCTGGCGTGTATGACGAGCAGAAGGTTGTCGAGATGATGGACGAAACGCGCCTTCACATGCTGAAGACGAGATTGCAAGCATGGTATAAGGAATGTTGCGAGTCTTCGTCTGCTATGCCTTCTTCCTGCGGCATCGTCCGGCGTGATACTATATACAAGGTTCTTTTAATTATCAAGGAAATTGATCATGAATGATTTCATTTCTATAGCATGTGCATGTTTCTTTGGTGTCCAACATTTTTACTCATTATGGCAAGATTCCCTCATTCACAATCATATTCTAATCTGCGGAGCTACACAGAGAAATGGCAGTGGCGCGATGCGCGCTCCAACCAGCTTGTCACGGGGTATGACCCTCCTTGTGATGCAAGGGATTTGAAAAGGATGCCGTTTTTCATTAAGTTTCTTACAAAAACAGGACATGTCGATGTGGGCAACTGCGTTTGCCTTTCTGTTGACGTGTCAAGGCATCAGCGTAAGGTGCAATTCGTGAATAGCGGTGAAATACGTGTCGTTAATGATATTCTTGTCATTGAAGTTGATGGCACAAGATTTATAACCCATTGATGTTTTGATTTTATTTTGATGATGAATCTTTATGGCTCTTATCCGTGAGGCTCATGGGGCGTTTTTAAGTCGGCTTGCTCTGGCATGCCTTCTTTGGGGTTCATTATCTCCTATTTTATTATTTGCTAAAATACTTTACACATTCGCTTCTTTGGTTCGTGAGAATAGAAGGAGTTTTTTCGAAATTCTTAAACTATTTAAATGATATGTGGAATATTTTCAAATTTAAACGCAACAAGCGAAACTCGTCTGCTCTGAAGGATCTGAAAGATGTTGTGACTATAGTCAAATCTTTTGATCTTTTTGAACAGCACGGCATTATCACCTGGCGACGTAAGGATAACATTCTTATCATAGAAGAATGGTTCGCTATAATGAAAATGGCTGATGGCCAGCGTGGTTTTTTGAATTTTCTTTCTCAGGCTGCTTTGTGGCAAAATGAACGCATCTTCAGGGAGGCTTATGAGACTCACCTCGTGAAGATGGAATGCGAGGCTGTGCGTAAGGCAAAACAGCAACATGCTGTGCTGTCTCTTGCTGATGTGCAGCGCATCCGTCTGAAGGTTCGTGAGGATATGCGGATCATACCGCCTGAGAATCTTGATTGCATCCAAGAGTTTGACATTTTTGTTGTGCGGTCCAGTGCTCCGTCTGTTCAGGATGCTTCTGTGGAAAACGGGCAGTTGCTTGCTCTTGGACATTTCAATGGCAAAACGGTGGATATGGCTATGTATGACGATATAAAACATCTATTGTATGATACATCTGAATCTTAACCGCCACGACTTTGTTTCAGCTGTAGAGGGATTTGCCCACGGATCGCACCTCCGTCAGCATGTGTGGCGTGAGATTGTGTTCCGCAACATAACACAGATGACAGACAATGAAATGGATTTTTTCTGGTATATTTTCCGTCGTAATCTGTGGGATTGCTATTTTCGCTATAGAGAAGGAGAGATGGTCTGTGAATGTGGCAGTGATGACTATCTGCATGCCCTCGCAGCGTTGCATCGAGGCAACCGTTACTCTGTCACGTTCAAGCAGCCCCAAAAGAAAGGTTTGGTAAAAGTGACGTGCTATCGTTTCAACGGTCATTTCCGTCCTCTCTATCATCCCAGTTATAACAACAAACGGATGGCGGATTTTGAAGCTTTTGTCCCCGATGAATGGATAAAGGAGAAGACTCAACATGCGATGCCAGAAAACCTCTATATACAGGATGGCAGAGAAGATTGGTGGACTAATTTGAGTGTGTACGAAAATTTTGTTGAATTATAGATGATGAGAAATAACAAAGCTATAGAAAAGTCCAATGTGGTGCAGCGTTTCAAAGATGCTTGCAACGACCTTGCCGAGACTGTGAACAAGCAGCTTTTTGACGGTTGCCGCACCTGGTATTGGGTTGCTGATGTGGTAGGCGACTCGTGCGACTTCGGGGAGGTAGATTTTCTGAATCCAGAAGACATGGTTCTCATCATTGAGAATAAAATGACGTATTCCGAGTATGCGGCATGGCGTGATGCTAATCTTGATAATGAGAATTTTATCAACCTGAAGTCATGGCTAAAAGGTGCTCGGCATGATATGTTTGAAAAGACTAATAAAACTTTGCGGAAATGAAGTACAGGTTAACTAATGAGACTATTAAAGTCGGTGAAGTGATTCTTCACAGAATAGAGTGTGTCGAGGCTTTTTCCAATGTGAAAACTGGTGACAAAGGCGGCTGGATAGAGAAAGAGAGCAACCTTTCTCAGACAGGCAATGCGTGGGTGCGTGACAATGCAAAGGTATATGGCGATGCACAGATTCTTGACAATGTAGAGGTGTATGGCAATGCAGAGGTGTATGGCAATGCAGAGGTGTATGGCAATGCAAAGGTGTGTGGCAATGCAAAGGTG